ATTTAAGATATGAATATGAAAAATGGGATAATTCGGAAGAAATTAAAAAAGTTGAAAGAAAACTATTTTTAGAATCTAAAGATAAACAAAAGAGAGCACATAAACTCCTTTGGGATTTTATAGAACACAATATACAAAATTGGTGGGATTAACATATGATTATAGTAGAAACTAATAAAGAGAAAGACCAATTCCTCGAATATTGGAATAACGAAGAATCTAAGATTATTCCGATTTGGGAAGATTTGGAAAGGCATCCTATGACAAATGGGTTGTCATTTTTGTATGTCCGATTCTCAAACTTAGATTTCATACTACCATTTAATCACAATGATTGTGAAAAGTTAGAAATAGATTTATCAACCTCGAATCAAACAAAGTGGATTTGGAATAAAAAAGGCTTTTTACAAACCGATATTAAGGTAAATAACTTAAAAGATGTGCAAACTTCTTTATTCTTTGAAAACTTTAAGATATACCCTCTCGGTGATAAATTAGAGGTTCTAACGAGTTTTTATACCCGAATGGGTATAAGGGATGGTTTGGGTAAATCTCTTCCTATAATGAAGTGGGGTGAGGTACTACGAGGTATTGTAGGTGAATGGGATATAAAACATACAAATCTTTGGGTGGATGAAACGATGATTCCTATTCTTTCAGATATCGAGAGAAAAGGGATACAAGTCGATAGGGAAAAATTTTTTGATAGATGGTCCGATAATAAGAAATCCTTATGGTTTTCACACACATTCACCGAGTACAATCCATACACGATTACATCAAGACCTTCAAACAGGCATTTAGGTATCAATTATGGTGCATTAAACAAATCCGATGGTAGTAGGGATGTATTCGTTCCAAAGAAAGGAAAGTTGTTCTTACAATTTGATTACGATGCATATCATGTTCGAATTATTGGTAAGTTGATTAAATACAAATTACCCGATACTTCGGTTCACCAATGGTTAGCAGACCAATATGGTTGTGATTATGGGGAATCCAAAGGAAGAACGTTCCGTATCTTATATGGGGGAGTATCCGATGAAGATAGAAAGATACCATTCTTTGATAAGGTAGATACGTTCATTAGAAAGATGCAAAACGAAGCAGTGAGGAATGGGTATATACAAACTCCAAAAGGAAGAAAAATACCTTTAGGTTGGATTGAAAAACCCAACGCACAAAAGTTTTTTAATTATATTCTTCAAGCGACTGAAACTGAATTCAACATTGAGGTACTGAATAAACTGAAGGAAAACGACTTACCTCTTCCTATATTATACACATATGATTCATTTCTATTCCAGTTTGATGAATCTGAGGTTGATACTATTAAAAAAATTAAATCCGTTCTCGAAAGTTATGGATTTCCTGTCAAAGCAGATTGGGGAAGTGATTATGGAAAAGTTTAATATTTATATATTGAACTAAACTTTTAATTAAAATTATGAATTTATTAAAATCTATCTTCCTTACATTCCTCTTAGTTGGGTGTAGTCCGGAAGAAATCGTTGCTCAAGAACTAAGAAGTGAAGTAATTATTGAGAACGAAGTATTTAAAGTGTGGTATAGTGAAGTATTGGAACAACCAGTTAAACTTATATACACATCAACTAACAGAGAAAAAAACGTAGACAGAGGTAACATGGATTTTCACAAACAAAATGGTGTCCATACTTCCGATAAACACGATTATTACTCTAACCCATGGGATAAAGGTCATCTTGCTCCAGCAGCAACATATTCCGATTCTTATAATAATCTTTATACGACATTTTCTTATCTAAATTGTACATTACAACAACAAGATTTGAATAGAGGTGCGTGGAGATTGTTAGAACAAGAAGAGAGAGTATGGGATGATATCCAAAATCTAACAATAACAATCGAAAATATCTTTGAAGAAGGACATGAAGTTTTACCGACAGGTGGACATATTCCAACTACAATGATAAAAACAATTTACTTTGAACAAGATGGTACTTGTAGAAAATTTGTATTTCCAAATCAAAAACCAACCAAACCTTGGATAGAATACGAGGTAACTTGTACGAATTAATATTTATAACTGTATGCATCACACTAAAATCATAGATAAATTAGTAAGAGAACTCTCATATAGAGTAGGTATTCCCAATGTACATAACAAGGAACATCAATCAATCATGTCAGAAATTCTTTCTGAATGGGGTGAATATGATGTAAAACAAAGAATTTTTGAATTTCTTACCGAAAAAGATGAAAAGAAGCCTGAAGATGATAAATACTACAATACAGGTGGTAAAGGATACATCAAAATGGCTGATAAGGCAAAATACGATTCACAAGGTAAAGATTTTGATGGTGAAACATTTACCAAAGAAGGACCTGGTGTTTATAAGGCAATGGAAAAGGGTGGAGATGGTGATAAAACTAAAACTAATACAGATGCTGTAACGAAAACAATAGGTAAAGATTCAGATTACGGTAAAAAAGAAGCAGAACGTCAAGCAAGAGTAGCTGATAAAGAGAAAAACGCTGTAGGTTCAACTGATGGTAGTAAAGATGTAGAAATAGTATCTGATTTAAATAGAGATGTATTTGATACAAAAAAGAACAAGACAAAAGTAGCTTACAAGGATAACCCAGATGGACCTACTCGTAACCAAATGCTCGATGGTTTAAATTCTGGTAGTTTAGATGTTCTATCGGAATTTCAAGATGGAGTTTCAGCCAATAGGGAAAAGGGAATAGCTGGACCTGGTGGTGCAAAGGCAAGTGCAGGTGAATCAAAATATTGTGGTGGAGTAGATACTAATTTTGATAAATGGGATTCCGATAATGCAGAATTGGTATCGAAAAAAGAAGCTGAAGTAAAAAGTAGAAAAAGAAGTGCTGATGAATCCAGAACTGCAATTCAGTTAGGAATGAATGTAGATAGTCCAGAATTTAATACTTATCTTGCTAAAAGAGAAGTTTGGGCAGAACAGGAAATAGAAAAAGCCAAAGATACCATCACTTACAAAAAAGCTTTTGGTGGAAATAAAATATCTACAACAAGTCCTTTAGGTCCATATACAGAATGGATGCACGCCGCATATGATGGTGCTATATCAACTCAAAGACATATTAAACAACTTGGTATATTTGATTCATCTAAACCAACTAAAACAATTCAATCTACTCCGGAAGCAGATGACGCTTTCCAAGCACATTTAGAAGATAATGTAACTAACTCAGAATCTGATGAAGATAGAGAATATGCTAAGAAACAACTTAAAAACTTTCGTAAATATAAGGGTTATCATGATACTTACACAGTAGGTTATGATGAAAAAGGTAGAACTACTTATTTGGGTATATCAAATAAAAAGGATGACCAACTTAGAGACCCTCAAAATAATAGTAATCCTTCGAAACGATTTAAAGTTTTAAAAGAGAAGTTTGGTGAAGATGTTGCACAAGGTGTAACAAACTCATTAGAAAAAAATCTTAAACGAGTTGAGGAAGTTAAACAAACTACTGTAAAAGCATCTAGTAATCTTGATATTACAGATGAGTATGCAAAAATTTGTGAAACAAAAGAGTTACAACCTTATGTAGAAAAACTAAGAGAGGTTGGTAAATTCAGAGATTATTTAAAAGCTAAAAACCTGGACCCTGATACAATTGGTACAAAGGAACTTTTAACTGAAATGCAGAACTCTACTAGAGAACAACTTGAAGCTGGGGGGAAACCTTCATATAAGGTATATGCTAAAATAGCCATTAAAGTTGGTGAAGAATCAATCAAAGCTAAATTCAAAAAAAGTAATCCAAAGATAAATTTTGATGATAACGCTATTGTAGGAGCGGTTCAAATAAAAGAAACAGAAAAACAGACAGTTAAAGAATCACATTTATCTTTTGTATCTGATTTAGAAGAGGTAGATACACCAGATGGGTATTCGGAAAATAATCCTGAGGCAGATAATGGACCTCATCAACAAGGTTATGTTGGTGGTGTATTAGATGCACTTCATATTGATTCATATATCGATAGTGATGATGATGATGGTATGTTGATTCAAATGGGAATTAATTCAGTAACACCATCAATGATTAAAAAATGTGTAGCAGAACGAAGTGGATTTACAGAAGATACTACTACACCTGAAGGTAAAAAGGCACTTAAAGACCATTTAAGAAAAAGATGTAGAATTACACCAGGTGAATCATCTGTAAAAATCATGAATGGGAACAAAGAAGAAGAATTATTTGAAGATAGTTGGAGAACTGCTGGAGAAAGTCAAAAAATAGCAACTGGATTTGGAGAAGGTATGAGAGATTGTTTAATAAAAAGGGCAGCAAATTAATTTAATCTCCACTATATACCTCTAATTCAAGGTACATTACGAATTGTTAAAATTTTAACGTTTCCACTATTATTTTTTATATTTATATAGGAATATTATGCGGGTAAAAATTTTATGCAAACACAGTTATTATGTACATTCACGACAAAAGAAAAATTAAAGGATGTTCTCCAAGAAATAAGAGAAACTTATCACATTGTCTATAACTATATTTATGTTCTTCAAAATAAGGGTAATTTAGATGAGTTATTTATTACATATAATATAGATACATCATTTAGACCAGAAAGACCATTAGGTGATACCATATTGGTTCATAGAAAGAAACAGTCTAATACTCTTTATACCATTAACGCTCTGAACGAATTGGTAAAAGAAGAAAATGGTGGTGTATTGGATAAAAAATTCTCAATAGATTGGACAAAGTTCAAAAACTCAATTATCGTTACCAATGTAGAAGGAACAAAGAAAATTTCTACACGAATCTTCGAGGTAATAGAATTTAACAAGAAATAATTCACTTTTTATTAGGTTTTCTCATTTATTTTTCGTATATTTACATAGTAAATGTGTGAGTGTTCACACAAAACTTAAAACTTAAAACGATAAAATATGAAAACAAAAAACCTATTTAAAGTAAATTTTAAAAGTGGAAAGACTTATTATGGTCTTTCAAGTGTTAAATCAACAGAGAGTTTTGTTAAAACTCACACAAATCTGGCTAAGTTTCACTTAGAAAATCCACACATTCACACAATCACTAATTTCGAAACTCTTTTATTAAACGAAAACTTTGAATGTAGTTTTATCAAAGGAGGTAGTTTGGAAGAGATTGCCAAACTAAAAGATTCATTAGTTGAATCTGATAAGATGAGTATAAACTACAAGAAGAGTGTGATTGAGAAAAAGAAGGCAGAGAAAAATCCTCTTACTCTAATCAAAAAAGAATTTATTAAGAATGTAAAAAATTCAAAAGGTGAGGTTCTTACTTTTATTGAGAAAACAACAGGAATTAAAAAAGGATTAAGTGAGGGAATGAAGTTCTCTCAAACTCACCCACTAAATCAAAACTTTTGTTTGATTACCCAAAGTGTTAGTGTAATTTAATTAAAAATAATTCTAAAATAAATGAGATTTCATTAGGATTTCTCATTTATTTTTTGTATATTTACATAGTAAATAAGAAAGATATGACCGAAAAACAAGTCCAAAAAATAATCAACGAAGTTTATCCAAAGATAGAGAAACATTATGGTTACTCTAAATTTATACCAGAGTGTACTCCTTATGTAGAAACTCATTACAACATCTATGCTAGATATAGTGGTGAATCAGAAGCAGAAGGTGAACAAGATGATTGTCATGCTGAGTTTGATAGAACTGATAATAGTATTGTTATCTACTATCCTAACATGAAGAGCAGAGAACATATTATTCAAACCCTAGTTCATGAGTACCAACATTACTTACAATCACCATCTTGGTTCAAACGATACTATGATATGGGATATCACTATGGTAATCATCCATATGAAGTTCAAGCGTATGGTGAGGAAAAGAATTGGAAATTATTTAATTGAAAATAAATCAAAAAAAGCTTGTATAATCCAAATAAATTTCGTATATTTACATAGTAAATGAGTGATGATTAAACCCTTTAAACAATTAAAATGATAAACGAAACACACATAGGATTAGTAAGAATGAATGAAAGTGAAAATATATTGACTGGAGTTCAATATATGTTATCTAAGTGGGAGAGAAACTTAGGTGATTCACTTAATATAGATGGAGTAAAGTGGAGAGTTGGTATCATCGGTGATACTAAAAATGATGTAATTTCTGCTCTTAATACGATAATCAAAAAACAAAATTCTATAATCAATAAGAAAAAATATCAAGAATCAAAGAAAGAGAAAATGATATTTAATCAAATTCTTAATGATATAATGAAAGATATAAACCTTTAAAATATAAAATATGATAAATTTAAGTGTAAGTGACCCGATTGATGGGTTTGATAAGATTGGTGAGTTGAGGTCAGTAGTTGGTAAATACCACCAAGATGGCGATATTGTAGAATTGATAAGTGTATCCGAAGATGGGGATAGATGTATTGTTCTTAAGAGAGATTACACCAACCGATGTGAACCTTATAAGGTATCAGAGCCTAGTTGGTTAACTTGGAACAGAATGTTCTTTTAAAATATAAAACAATGGCAAAAATTATAATTGATACTCAGTATTACGAAAATTATGGATTTCATGCGGGAACAACTCATTGGAAACCAAAAGGTGGACATAAGTTCACAATGGAAGTATCATCGGATGTGGCAACATGGACTGATGATATGGAGGGTAAACTATCTAAGATAGTAGAAAAACAATCCAATAACTTGGAGAAGTTTGAATATATTGACCACGAGGTTATATTCCATAACCCAACCGAGTTATCATATGACTTGTTAATGAAGGAAATTGATATTAAAGATAGAGAATACGAGGTATGAGAATAGGATATAAAAAATTTAAAGAAATAAGAGAATGGTATGGTTCATCTGATTTTGAAATCGGATATGATAGAGAAAGCTTAACACTTAGATTTGGGTATTGGCAAAAAGTAGATTTCGAAGGATTACAAGAAATACTACCAGACTATTTTGAAGTTACAGAAAATCTAGTAGATGAAGATGATGATTGTGGAGCACTTTTCAATTACACAATTAAACAAGCATATTAAAATAAAATTAAAAAAGATTTGGATATATGAAAATAATTTCGTATATTTGTATAACAAATTAGAAAAGTATGATAGAACAAACTACACAACCTACTGAAAATGCAGTAGAATTCTGTGAAAGAACTTACCCACAAACTTGTGATGAGTTCAAAAAAATCTTAGATGAAATGTATGTAACATTTTGTAAGAAACAAAGAAACTATGGACCTGGTAATATTTCAGTTGGTTCTCAATTGGAAACTGATGATGATAAGAAAGTTGCTTTAACAGGTTTATGGTTCAGAAAAAATGATAAAATTCAAAGATTACTTCAATTAGTTGTTAAAGGACAACCTGATGAAGTAGGAGAAAATATTCAAGATACTTACGAAGATTTATCTGTTTATGGTATAATCTCACAACTTGTACAAAGAGATAAATGGGCTAAGTAAATTGTTAATAAGTAACCAAAAAAATTCGGTGTTTTTTGAGGTTTCTTTATATTTATATATACACCGAGTGTTACTAGTTTAGCACTCAAAACTTTAAACTTAAACAATTAATAATTAACACTAAAAGGTAAAAATCATGGCTTTAGACATTAACGCAATCAGAGGTAGACTGAACAAACTACAAAACACACAACGTAAATCAGATTCATTATGGAAACCAACACCTGGTAAACACCAAGTGAGAATAGTTCCTTATCAATTCGAAAAGGATAATCCATTTATTGAACTGTACTTTCACTACAACATTAACAACAAAACTTATTTATCACCACAATCATTTGGTAGACCAGACCCTATTGTAGAGTTTGCGGATAAACTAAAAAGAATGGGAGATAAAGAAGATTGGAAAGCAGCGAAAGCTATGGAGCCAAAACTTCGTACTTTTGTACCTGTTGTTGTGAGAGGTGAAGAAGGTGAAGGAGTTCGTTTTTGGGGATTCGGTAAAACAGTATATCAAGAAATTCTTGGATACATTGCTGACCCAGATTACGGAGATATCACAGACCCAACTAGTGGTAGAGATTTAACAATCGAGTACAAATCAGCAGAAGAAGCTGGAACTACTTATCCAACTACTACTATTAGAGTTAAACCAAATGCATCTGCAGTAACTGAAGATGAAGCGAAAGTAACTCAATTCTTGGAATCACAAACTGAAATTACAGATTTATATTCTGAATTATCTTATGATGAATTAAAATCAGTATTAGAAGGATGGTTAAATCCAAGTGGTGAGGGTGAGAAGGAAACTGTATCTCAAAGTACTTTATCTCAAAGTACTCCATCTCAACCAACACAAACTGCACCAACTACAACTGAATCAGCAAAGAAAACTGATGATGTAGCTGCGGCATTTGATGACTTATTTAACAACTAAAAACCAATTTAATGGCGAAAAAGAAAGCAGTAAAAGAGCTTGACCTGGCTGATATTCTAGCAGGTGAGTTGAACAAACAATCGAAAGATTCCAAAGTAGCATTTTTTCTTAATGATGATGAAGCTCCTACAAATGTAGATGGGTGGATATCAACCGGATGTGCAATGTTGGATGTAGCTGTTTCCAATCGTCCTTATGGTGGTTTGCCTGTTGGTAGAATAACTGAAATCACAGGATTAGAACAATCAGGAAAATCATTAGTATCAGCACACCTCCTTGCGGAAACACAGAAACAAGGTGGTGTTGCTGTTCTTATTGATACAGAAACTGCAGTAAGTAGAGAATTTTTAGAAGCAATCGGTGTTGACGTTTCTAAACTTCTTTATGTAACCGCAGATTCGGTTGAACAAATCTTTGATTTCACAGAAACTATCATTGAGAAAGTTAGAGAAACTTCGAAAGATAAAATAGTAACAATAGTAGTAGATTCAGTTGCGGCTGCTTCTACAACTAATGAATTAGCATCCGATTATAAGAAAGATGGATATGCTACTGATAAAGCTATTATTATCTCGAAGGCGATGAGAAAGATTACCAATATGATTGGTAGACAGAAAATCTCATTAGTATTCACTAACCAATTAAGACAGAAGATGAATGCTATGTTCGGAGACCCTTGGACTACAAGTGGTGGTAAAGCTCTTGCTTTTCACGCATCTGTAAGATTAAGGTTGAAGAATATGGGACAAATCAAGATGAAGGTAAATGGTAAGGATAAGACAGTGGGAATGAAAGTTCGTTGTCAAGTAGTAAAAAACAGAATGGGACCTCCTTTGAGAGCAGCCGATTTTGAAATCTACTTTGACAGAGGGATTGATAACTATGGTTCATGGTTATCTGTTATGAAAGAAAACAAACTAGTAAAACAAGCAGGTGCATGGTATGCATACGTTGATACTGAAACTGGTGAAGAATTCAAATTTCAATCAAAAGATTTTATTCCTTTGATGGGTACGAATACTGAACTCAGAGAACAAATTTATAAAAAGATATGTGAAGAAACAATCTTACAATATAAATCTGATACTTTAGATATTGATGCTATGGAAATAGATACGAAAGGACCTGGAATTAACGAGTAAAAACAAAAATCAATATGAGTAAATTAGTTACAATGTTGAGATTAAGTGCTGAAGCTGATAAAGCTAAAGCACTTTTATCTCTTGACTTATTGGAAAATAAGGCAGTTGGAATTGGTGACCATTCTACTGAAGATTTCTACAAAAATGCAGAGGAAGCTCTGATTAAGTTAGTAGATGCTGATGATAGAATAGAAGCATTAGAAAAATACTTTCCTCCAACAAAAGAAGTTATATAATGAAAGAACTCTACAAAAACATTTTAGATTCGGTTGAAACCGATAGAGAAACGAATATCAATAGACACAAGAATTCTCGTGTTTTAATTATTGATGGGTTAAATACATTTATCAGATGTTGGTCATCCATTCCTACAATGAATGAAGATGGTGACCATGTTGGTGGTGCAACTGGTGTTCTCAAATCGATTGGATATGCAATTAGACAAACTCAACCAACTCGTGTTGTTGTAGTGTTCGATGGGAAAGGTGGTTCTACACAAAGAAAGAAGAAATTTAGTGGATATAAAGCTCAAAGAGATTCTAACAAACTCAGAGTAAATCGTGCATATAAAGGTATGATGAATGATGAGGATGAAAGAGAATCTATGAAAAGACAATACGTTTGGTTAAACGAAATGTTAGATGGGTTACCTCTTACAACTATGATATACGATGGTGTTGAAGCCGATGATATCATGGCTTATATATCCACTAAAATTCTCAAGGAAGATGAACAAGCGGTAGTAATGTCAACAGATAAGGATTTCCTTCAACTGATTGATGATACAACTATCGTTTGGTCACCTACCAAAAAGAAAATGTATAATACCAAAATGGTAAAAGAAGAATATGGTATCGAATCCAAGAATCTTTTATTGTATAGAGTATTGGATGGTGATAAATCCGATAACATACCTGGTGTTTATGGGTGTGGGATTAAGACCGTAGTAAAAAGATTTCCTGAAATAACAGAAGATAAGAAATTATCAGTAGATGATTTATTAGAACTTGCTGAGAAAAAATCAGAGGAAACAAAAGGAAAAATAAAAATATACAATGATATTTTAAAATCCAAAAGACAAATCTTACTTAATGAAGATTTGATGCAACTACATGATGTTGATATTAGTGGTACTATAAAGATGAAAACTTTAGATAGGTTTAACGAGCCAATCACTCCACTAAATAAAATGGATTTTATGAAAATTCTACTAAAATACAAAGTAATCGGAAACTTTGGAGATATCAATGATTGGTTAAAAACCACTTTTGGTAATTTAATAACAGAATAATTAGGATATTAAAAATAAATTTCGTATATTTGTATAAGTTTTAAAAAGAGTCAATGGCAGAACAAATAGATACATTATCAAAATTCGGACAATCATTTCAATCGAAGGTATTATCCGCATTATTGACCGATGGTAAATTTCTTGATACAATTAGTGAAATAACAACTGCAAAGTTCTTTGAGAACGATGCAAATAAATGGATTGTATCTGAAATACTAAATTATCATTCGGAGTATAAAAAACCACCAACATTAGATGTATTCAAAGCTCAACTATCAAAGGTTGATAATGAAATATTAAAGAAAACAACAGTAGAACAACTAAGACACGTTTTTACAAATGTTGGTAATGTAGATTTAGATTATATAAAAGATGAATTCAAAAGCTTTTGTATTAATCAAAATTTAAAAGGAGTAATCTTACAATCAGTTGATTTGTTACAAGCTGGTTCGTATGATAGAATAAAAGAATTAGTAGATTCGGCTATGAAAGTTGGTAATGAAACCAATTTAGGATTAAATTATATCGAAGATTTTGATTTAAGAGCCGAGGAAATAAATAGAACAACAGTTCCAACTAAATGGGAGCCAATTAATGCACTGATGGATGGTGGATTAGGACCTGGTGAACTTGGAGTAGTTGTAGCACCTTCGGGTGTAGGAAAAACATGGATTCTCACCGCAATAGGTGCAGAAGCTGTTCGGAGAGGTTTGAGTGTAGTACATTACACAATGGAATTATCAGAGCACTACGTTGGTGCTAGATATGATACTGTGTTTACTGGCATTCCTTCCACCGATTTGAAGGAAAAGAAAGATGAGGTCAAAGCAAAAATCACGAATCTTAATGGGAAATTATTGATAAAATATTTTCCTCCAAAGGGTGTTTCAGTAAAAAGGTTACAGCAACATATTGAGAAAATGGTTACGTTAGATAACAAACCCGATGTTATCATTGTGGATTATGCTGACCTCTTACTCTCCCACTCTAATAAGTCAGACTCTACTTATGCAGAGCAAGGAGGGGTATATATTGACCTTCGTGGAATGAGTGGCGAATTGGAAATACCAATTTGGACTGCATCTCAAACTAACCGTTCAGCAATTGATTCCGAAGTTATTGAAGCAGATAAGATTGCAGATTCTTATGCTAAAGTAATGAATGCCGATTTTATTATGAGTGTTAGTAGAAAATCAAAAGATAAATTGAATGATACTGCAAGAGCTCATATTATGAAAAACAGATTCGGACCAGATGGAATTACTTTCCCTATGAAAATGAATACAAACACAGGTTACATGGAAGTTTATGATGGAACATCACCTGATGGGGTAATTGCAACAAAACAATCTGCAAGTGGACAATTAGAAACTAAAAAACTCCTACATAAAAAGTATGTAGAAAATATGGGATAGTATGGGAGTATTAAAATGGAAAGACCCTTGGCAAAGAGATTATACAGAACTTAATGTTTTATATGATACTGGATTCTGTAATAGAATATTTCATTGGGAAATTGCAAGTCATTTAAATCGTGAGTTCTATAATAATGAGTTTACCATAGCAGTTGAAGAATCTCAATGGCCAGAATTAGATGAACTAATTAATTTACCAAATACCATAGTAATACCAAAAGAAGAAGAAATCAGATATTTTAATAACTTAAATGATATACAAATTAAAGATTGGGAAACTTTAGGTAAGGCGTTTACAAATGATATACCATTAGATTCAGAAAAAAATTATGTATCTAAATTTAGTTTTACTGATTTGGGATATTTCTTTGAACATAGAGGAGAACTAGTTGATTTAGAAATAAGACCATTGCAGTATATTAAACTAAAAGATGAGAATATTCAGACAATAATTGAAGATTCGGTATCTGATTTAGTTGGTGTTCATATGAGAAGAGGCAGAGGAGTTAAGATTCCAGAAACTTTGTACACTAATAGTGAGTATTCTGATTATATTAAATTTAGAGAAGAACAAGGGGCAATTGAAAATTCAATATTTACATATCATAGAGATGAAGAATACTTTGAATTATTTGATTCTATTTTAGAAATTAATCCAAATCAAAAATTTTATCTATCATATGATGTACCAGAAAAGTATATGAAAAATGTTTTAGATAAGTACCGAGATGTTTTGGTTACGAAAGAGGATTTGAGAAAAAAATTAGATTTAACTGGCTTTAAAAAAAGTAAAAAAATGCATATTGATAATATGATTGATTTATTTGGGTTATCGAATACTATGTATCTAATTGCATATCCTGTTTCCACTTGGAGTGTATTTTCACATGAATATAAAAATAAAAAAAGAAATTTTATACATGATGAGTTAGGGTGGATATTATCGAGATACGAGAGACTCTTAAAATAAATAATGTATCAAAAAAATTATAACAGACAAATATAAAAAAATAGTTATGTGTAATAATGGAAAATTTAAAAAATAATATTAAAATCATTTCGTTTTTCAATATATACTATAATTATAAACACGACCAAATGATTGGTCACTTCAAAACAATTAATAATTAAATATTTTATGGCAAATTCACAAGAATTATTTGAACAGATTAAAGATTTATTCGTTCAATTCGAAACAGAACACAATGGTGGTTCTAAAGCAGCTAAATCAAGAGCAAGAAAAGCAATTGGTGAAGTTAAAAAATTAGTAACAGATTATAGAAAAGCTTCAGTAGAAGAATCAAAATAATTAAATTACTATGAGCAAACTATTTCAAGAAAGAATTCCATTCAAACCATTCGAATATCCAACTTACTATACAGAAGGTTGGTTGAAACAAGCACAAGCATTTTGGTTACACACAGAAATCCCAATGCAAGGTGATGTTAAGGATTGGAATGAGAGATTAACTCCAGCTGAGAAAAACTTAGTTGGTAACATTCTTTTGGGGTTTGCTCAAACTGAATGTGCAGTTTCCGATTATTGGACTAATATGGTTACCGATTGGTTTCCTAAACATGAGATAAGACAGATGGCTATGATGTTTGGTTCACAAGAAACAATTCATGCAACTGCATATTCATACTTAAATGAAACATTAGGATTAGATGACTTCTCAGCGTTTCTGCACGAACCTGCAGTTGCTGAGAAGTTTGAACTCCTTACTGCAACATCCAATGAATGGAAACATACAGATTTGGCAACAAATCCACAAGCAAGAAAAGAAGTTGGTAGAAGTTTAGCAATCTTCTCTGCATTTAGTGAAGGGGTATCCCTATACTCTTCATTTGCAGTGTTGTACTCATTCCAAATGAGAAATATGCTAAAAGGGATTGGACAACAAATGAAATGGAGTGTAAGAGATGAATCTCTACATTCTAAAATGGGTTGCCAATTGTTCAGAGATATGTGTAATGAATATCCTACGTTATTAGAAGAGTGTAAAGAATCAATTGAAGAAGCTTCAAAATTAATTGTTCAGTTAGAAACAAACTTTATTGATATGATATTTGAACAAGGTGATTTAGAAAACCTTGAGAAAGAAGATTTGAAAGAGTTTATTAAAGCTAGAACAAATACAAAATTACAAGAATTAGGATATGACTCCATTCATGAATTCGATAAAACGAAGGCTGAAAAGTTAGAATGGTTCTATCACCTAACAGGTGGATTAACCCATACTGATTTCTTTGCCGTTAGACCTACTGATTATAGTAAGGCAAACGAAGGTGAAGATTGGGGAGATTTATTTTAAAATACAAATATATGAAAACATTTAACGAATTAGAAATAAGCGTAAGAAATTGGGCAATAGAAAAGGGTATAGATAAGCCAGAAAATGCACCAAAACAAATGCTAAAAGTGATGGAAGAAGTAGGTGAAACTGCTGGGGCACTTTTAAAAAATAATGAAGCAGAATTAAAAGATGGGATAGGTGATTCATTTGTAACTCTTATCATACTTTGTCAGCAATTAGGTTATTCCCCAACAGAATGTTTACAATTAGCATACAACGAAATAGAAAATAGAAAAGGTAAAACAGTTAACGGAGTGTTCGTTAAAGAAGAAAATTTATAAAAATGGCAAAAACAAATTACGGAGCAGATTTAGGTTGGGAACTTGATGTAGATTTCCCATCATGGGCAAATACAGAGATATATGTTAAAACTATATCTAAAGGATATTTGTTAGAAGGTGAAAAACCAAAAGATGCTTATTGGAGAGTTGCAACACGAGTTGCTCAAAGATTAGATAAACCACAATTGGCAACTAAATTCTTCGATTATATTTGGAAAGGTTGGTTAAACTTAGCAACACCAGTTCTTTCAAATACTGGTACTGATAGAGGATTACCTATATCTTGTTTTGGTATAGATGTTGCTGATTCCATATATGATATCGGAAATAAGAACTTAGAATTAATGTTACTTGCAAAACATGGTGGTGGTGTTGGTATTGGTATCAACCAAATCAGACCTGCAGGAGCTAAGATTACAGGTAATGGAACAAGTGATGGTGTAGTACCATTTGCTAAAATATACGATTCTACAATCCTTGCCACAAACCAAGGTTCAGTACGAAGAGGAGCAGCATCTGTTAACCTTAATATTGACCACAAGGATTTCGATGAGTGGATTGAAATCAGAGAACCAAAGGGAGATGTAAATAGACAATCACTAAATCTACACCAATGTGCAGTTGTAGGTGATAAGTTTATGAGAAAACTTCAAGATGGAGATGAAACTGCAAGAAGAAAGTGGGGAAAATTACTACAAAAAAGAAAAGCAACTGGTGAACCATACATCATGTACAAAGGAAATGTTAATAAAGCAAATCCTGAAATGTACAAAAAAAATGGATTAAAAGTTCATATGACAAACATATGTTCTGAGATTACATTACATACAGATGAGAACCATTCTTTTGTTTGTTGTTTATCATCAGTAAATCTATCTAAATACAATGAGTGGAGAGATACTGATTTGGTTTATACTGCAACTTGGTTCTTAGATGGAGTACTTTCTGAATTTATCCAAAAGGCTAAAAACATGAGAGGATTTGAAAATTCTGTTGCATCTGCTGAAAAAGGTAGAGCATTAGGATTGGGAGTTTTAGGATGGCACACTTACCTACAACAAAATGGTATTCCATTTGAAGGTATGGAAGCTCAATTTGAAACTCGTAAGATTTTTTCTCAGTTAAAGATAGAATCAGAAAGAGCATCAAGAGATATGGCAACCGAATATGGTGAACCTCTATGGTGTAGAGAAAGTGGATTTAGAAATACTCACTTAAGAGCAGTTGCTCCAACAGTTAGTAACTCTAAATTAGCTGGAAATGTATCTGCTGGTATCGAACCTTGGGCTGCAAATGTATTCACCGAACAAACTGCAAAAGGAACGTTCATTAGAAAAAACAATGAGTTAGTAAAGGTTCTAAGAAAAGCAGGTATCAATAATAAAGATACTTGGGATAAGATTATGGAAGATGGTGGTTCGGTACAAGATATCAAAGAACTTGATAAGTGGTGTTACTTAGAAGGTAAAATGGTACTTTGTGAAGAAATTACTAACGGAGATAGAGATAAAGTTTATCCTGTCAAGGATGTGTTCAGAACATTCAAAGAAATAAATCAAATGGATTTGGTTAAACAAGCTGGTATTAGACAACAGTATATTGACCAAGGAGTTTCATTAAATTTAGCATTCCCTTCCATTGCATCACCGAAATGGATTAACCAAGTAACTATGGAAGCTTGGAAACAAGGAATTAAAACGTTGTATTATATGAGAACTGAATCAGTTCTTAGAGGTGATATAGCAACAAGAGCGGTAGACCCTGATTGTGTTGCGTGTGATGGATAATAATTAATTAATAATAGGAGAAATTAAAATGGTAGAAGTAAAGAAATTTTATGCAGAATGGTGTGGACCTTGTAAGGTTCTAACACCTTTAATGGAAAACGTTAAAACTAAATTTTCAGATGTTAACTTTGAAAATGTGGATATTGATTCACAATTCGAAATAGCTCAGAAGTATCATGTACGTTCTGTACCAACAGTAATTATTGAAAAAGATGGTGTTGAAGTACAAAGAATGGTAGGAGTTCAATCAGAATTAGCATATACAAACGCTTTAACTGAAAATTTATCGTAAAATATTTGGATTTCTCATTTATTTTTCGTATATTTACATAGTAAATAATAAAAACATAATATATGGCAGGAATTAAATTTGTACATCACGAAGAAGAAGTAGTAAAATTAAAAGGAACACCTAAAGTTCCTTTTAGTAAAAGTAAAAAGTTAAGTAGTATGGATGGTGGTAATACGTTATACTATATTGATACGGAGGTTGCGTTTAGAATGAAACTAGAGAATTTTGTAGATTTCACACAAAAACATCCACAAAACAGTAGCTATGCTGTAATTACCATTCCAATCGAAAGAGTTTAAAAATAAAATAAAAAGTTATGTCAAAAACCTTATGGTTTTTTAGTAATAGGTTACGAGGAGAATCTCACCCTAGGTCAAAATTAACAACAGAACAAGTAATACAAATTAGAGACCTTTACTCCAAGGGGTTTTCTACAAATGTCATTGCTCGTAACTATAAGGTATCTACTTGGAATGTAGAAGAAATAGTAAAAAGAAAAACTTGGACACACATTTAAAATTTAAAAGAATTATGAATAAATACAATGAAAAACAACTCGAAGAGAATTATAATAAGTTTATCGAGGCACTTAAGAAATCTTTCGAAGGAGATAGATTAGAGAAATTACTACATATGTACTCAATGGATGAATTAGGACCAAACCTAATGTTATCACCAGCGAGTGGAAATGTTAATTATCACAATGCATATGAAGGTGGTTATATTGACCATGTTATGAATGTAGCTAGAAATTCACTCAGAATGATGAAACTCTACAAAGAAGCAGGTGGTATCATTGATTTCACACAAGATGAATTATTATTTGCAGCATTCCATCACGATTTAGGAAAACTAGGAAGTAAAGGAAAAGTTCATTATGTAACAAATCCTTCTGATTGGCACGTAAAGAATCAAGGTAAGATATATGTTAGTAATTCAGACCTATCATATCTAACACATACTGATAGAACATTCTTCTTATTACAAGAATATGGAATTAAATACAATGAAAACGAATATTTTGGAATCAAACTTACTGATGGTATGTATGATGAAGATAACGTAAAATATTTCAAAGTATTTGACCCAAAAAACTACTTAAAATCAAATATACAATTTATACTTCATTGGGCTGACCATATGAGTACTTGTATAGAAAGAGATACACAAAACGCTCCGTTTTAATATGTGTGGAATCATCGGAGGAAATAACTTTAACTCATCTTCTATAAAAGATGGGTTAGACAAGATACTACATAGAGGTAGAGATAATTCAACTATTGAACAAGTTGGAGATTTCTACTTTGCTCATAATAGATTATCAATACAAGATTTATCAGAATTTGCAAATCAACCACTTTGGAATGAAGATAAAACAGTTTGTATAGTTTATAATGGTGAACTATGGGGAAGTAAACTTACCGATAAACTTAAGAGTAAAATAACAATACCATTCAGAACAACTTCTGATACTGAAATTATATTAAACTCTTACTTAGAGTTCGGTGTAGATTCTTTCAAAGATTTAGATGGTATGTTTTCTTTTTGTATTATTGATACACGAAGTAAAACTGCATATTTAGTTAGAGATTATATTGGTGAACTTCCTTTTTGGTATTCAATTGATAAATTAACTAATAAGTTAGCATTCTGTTCAGAGAAAAAAGGATTACCTCTATCAGATATTTACATGACGAGTGTAAAGACAGTTTATCCGGGTACATATGTTGAATACAACTATGAAACACTATATCATAGTGTTAAAACTTACTATGAACTACCTAATGAAATAATAGAACACGATAGAGATACTATTATTAAGAATATAAGAAGTTTATTAGGAGAAGCCGTTCAAGCAAAAATGATTTCGGATGTTCCTATTTGTACACTTCTAAGTGGGGGAATTGATTCTGTAATAACAACATATCTTTTATCTAAGTTATATCCTAAATTAGAAGCATTTGTAGTAACAACAGAGGGTGGTAGTGATATAAAGTTTGCAAGAATAGCAGCAAAAGAATTTGGTATCAAATTACATGAAATTCATATGACAAATGATGAAATCATGAATTCAATTGATACTACGTTATATGTAACTGAATTAACAAAATGGCAGAATATAGGTAGTGCACTTGCAACTATCAAACTAGGTGAAGAGATAAAGAAACATGGATTTAAGGTAGTGTTTTCTGGTGATTTATCTGATGAGATTTGGGGTAGTTATGGTCACATTCAAGCATTTCATTATACACCTGAAACTTATGATATAGCAAGAAGAAAATTAATAAAGGATGTACATAAAGGAAACTTTCCATCACAAAATCAATCTATGATGTGGGGTGGTACTGTTGAAATTAGAACTCCTTACTCTTGGAGACCATTTGTAGAGTACTCTTTAAACATTCCTCCATTGTACCAAAATGAAAAGGGACATATGAAACCATTGTTAAGAGAAGCATTTAAAGGAGAAATATCAGATGAGTTATTGTGGAGAAAGAAAGTTTGGTTTGCACAAGGAGCAGGAACATCAGATGGTATAGAAAAAATAAAAGATACATTAAAAGACAGATTGAAAAATCAGTTTCAATATAAAGATGATTTAAATATAAAGAAGTTTTGGGATTAAATGTAGTTCATATAAAAGAAGAAGGTGAAGAGATGGATAAGGTCATTGAAGATACAATGGCTATTATTGATATGTATCCTGATATATTTCCTCATATGTACAAACAAGGATTCAAACTTGTTAAAAGAATCAAACGAGGTAATTTAGTTTTACAAGATGGTGTAATGATTACATTTACACAATATACACATGGTGGTAAACTATCTCGAAATGCAACAACGATAAAGAAAACAAATGATTTTATTATTCATCAGATAGCATCAGACCAAACCCAAAAGGGTTCAACTAAAAAGGTATTAGATGAATTTGTAGAATATTGTAAATCAAAAAAAGCTGGTAATATATTATTAACTGTTCGAGCTTTCAACGAAAGGGCTCGTAAATTCTATGAAAGATATGGATTCAAGTACGATTCAGATATACAATGGAATTCAAAAGAAACAGGTATAATACCAGGTGTAATTTATAGGTTACAACTAGAAAAAATAAAAAGTGAAAAGTTTTTTCAGTTTTAGCTTGTATAATTAAAAATAATTTCGTATATTTGTATAACAAATTCATTATAAGTCATGAAATGGGTTTGAATAATTTTTAAAAAAAAGAAATATTATGTCAAAGATTAAAACCAAATGGGTAAAAATACCTGTTGAAACAACTTCATCTTATTGGATGAACAACGTAGAAGATACTCAGTCAGATGTGTATTCGGAAGCGTATGCAAAAGCTTGGGAAAAATATTTTTGCTCAAGATAATTAAACAAACGCTGTGGGATTGGATACCTTACTCTAAATGGAAAGCGTTGAAATAGAAAAACATCCAAACCCTCACTATAAAAATGAAGTGAGGTTATAACAAATATTAAATAAAAGAATATTATGCATTACACAAAAAAGCAAGCTATATCATTAGCAAATTCCGCTTCCATTAAGAATAAAAATGGTAAAAATTGGGAAACAATCGTAGAAACTACATTTAAAAAAAATGAAATTCTACCAGATATAAAGGATTTAAATAAATCCTTGTTTAAGACAAAAACTTATTGGTTTTATAGTGGCGGTAATCGTTTAAGAACCAAACTTATTGACCAGTGGTTACCAAAATTCAATCATATTATTGAAGATAAAAATTCAATAGGAGACGCTCAAATTGATGAATTTATAATAGCAACTGATTCTTTAGCAATTGATTCTTCAAAAAAAGATTCACAATTTGGAGATAATTACAAATATATTGCTCTAATACGAGAAACACCTGATAAGAGACAAACCGAAAGATTAGATAGTATCAAACAAAATTATCCTACTAATTTCGAATATTATATTGGAGAAAGAGGACTTGAAGAATATATGGATTCTCTTACGAATCCAGTTGAAAAAAAACAATTACCAGTTGGAAAAGTCGAGTGGACTGGCATTGATAAGTTACTTGATAATGAAGTCAATAGAGATTTAGATGATGTTCATGTTTATGAGTTAATGGATTCTTTATTAGCTGAAATGAGAAATGGAAGTGTGAGAGGATTGGTAAGACCTTTGATTGGTATTAAGGCAAATGGAAAAGATTATTTAGTCGATGCTCATCATTTAAAAAAGGCGATTATCTTAATAAATAAATTTACGCAGTGGAACATAACCGAAGTACCTGTTTATTACTTAACTCATTTAGAAGATTGTACTGAAGAAGAGCTTACAATGTTGATGAGTGTAATTAATGTACTAGTAAAAAAATGGAATCCATTCAATTATGTTGGGTTATGGGAAAAAACTTATGATAAATTAAATGAAGAGGATAGAAAATTTCCATATACTAAATTGAGAGAAGAAATGGAAAGATTAAATCCATCAGACCCTGCAAAATCACCAATTCTTCATGCATTTTGTATTTCTGATAGAGCAGAGGAAAAAGATTGGGGAAATAATACTAAGAAAGTTACTTTTGGCAAATTAATGTTTACAGAAGAGGATTACACTAACAAATACAAACCAATTGTTGATTCCATAATAAAACTTAAAGAAAGAATAACTAAGACACGAGGTGTAATTGGTAAAGACTATATCAATAAAGATACAAAAGAAAAAGAGAAGTCACCAACAAACGTCAGCTCTGTTTTGAGAGCATTTGCTACTGAACTTTCTGTTCAAGGAACTGAGATATCAGATAAAGAAGTTTATTATCAAATATTACAAGAATTATCAAATGGATATTGGGATTCAAAAAATGGGGTATTGCCAATTTGGACAGATGAACAATCATATAACATAAAAAATTGGAGAAGTATTAGTAATTTTCCAAGAAGAGCGAATGAAATGAAATTTCTTGTAAGAGATGAAATAATTCCTACACTAGAAGAAGATTTAACTTCAGAATAGTACAAAATTAAATGATAGAAGATATACTAAATAAATACAAAAAGGGTACTTACGAAGGTGAGTACCCAACTGTATCTGAAGAAGATTTTACTTTACTCAAGAAAAACTTTGATAAAGATAAAGTAAAAGAAGCATTTGCAGAATTATTCATGGAGTATGAAATACCCTATGCAGAAATTAGTGAAAAAAATGCATATGATGATTTCTTATCACTTAAGGGTTTCCGGTGGAGCCAGTATCTAAAGGAAGGACAATGGTTTCCACGAAAAGCAGCGGAATCTAAGTATCCACTAACATACGATGGAAAACAACAATACTTTTCTCGTATCAATACAGGTAACAGAGCATCTAATTACTTTCAACAACACAACAGATGGAGTGTAGATGGTTCAGTTTCACCAGGTCCAAAAAGAACTTGGGAAACAAAAGCATTTATGGTATCATTAATGGGTGCAGCTTATTCTTTAAAATTACCACAAGTTGGTAAAAAAGAATTAAGAACAATGATTGGATTGAGAAAATACATATGTGCTCAGTTCAAACCAAATGTAGCGAAGATGTTCTATGATATGAACAATGCTAAAACTGTACTTGATTTCTCAATGGGATGGGGTGATAGATTAGCAGGTGCATTTTCAAGTGAAACAGTTGAACATTATGTAGGGTTAGACCCTCGTAAAGAAAATCATCCGTTCTATGAACAACAAAGAGATTTTTATACTAAACATACATCTTTCTTTGAAACACCTACTAAAACAAACTTCTATGAATCACCAGCAGAAGATTTTGATTACTCTGAATATAACGAGTACTTTGATGTAGTATTTACATCACCTCCATATTTCTCAGTAGAAAGATATTCACATGATGATACTCAGAGTTGGGTAAGATATAAAAACATAAACGATTGGAACAAGAACTTTTTACATACTACTTTAGGTAAGATTATACCAACAGTAAAGAAAGGTGGTATCATTGCAGTGAACATAGCGGATGTATATGCTAGTTCCAAAGGTGATAAGGGATGGTTAGAGATTTGTAATCCAATGATTGATTATCTTACATCACAAGGATTAACTTACAAAGGTTGTATTGGTATGGAAATGGCAAAGAGACCTAATAGTGGTGGAGCAGGAACTGCTAAAGATGATGGACAGTATTCAGAAGAAAGTTTAAAATTAGCAGAAGAAACAAAAAATCAAACTTTTTGTGAACCTGTTTGGATATGTCAAAAATAATTCGTATATTTGTATAAATAAATAAAACAGAACAGATTGTATCAAAACATTTATTACCAACGAGAAAGAAATTTAATCCATCTTTGGGATGACCAAAGAGGATATTCTGCATTTCCATACACACGATATGCTTATGAACCTGCACAAAGAGGTGAGTATAAATCTATTTATGGAGATAGTTTATCCAAAATTTATAAGTTTAAGAAAGATGACCCAAATTTATTTGAGTCAGATGTACCTGAAACTACACGAGCATTAGTAGATATGTATTCAGATAAAGATGATATATCAGACGGTCATGTTATCTTAACATATGATATTGAGTGTGAAATGATAAGTGGATTACCAGACCCACTAGAAGCTAAGAATGAATTAACTTCAATTGCACTTCACGATTCTGCAACAGACCAGTATTGGGTATTGGTTGTTGATAAGGAAGGTGGTATGAAAGAAAAGACTACTGATAAGTGTATCGTATTCCCATTCCAAGATGAACGAGATATGTTAGCTAAGTATTTGGAGTTATATGAGATGATTAATCCCTCAATCGTTACCGGTTGGAATATTGATTTCTTTGATACACCAATGTTATATAATCGTATAAAACGATTAATGGGAGAAAAACAAGCAAATAGATTATCACCAATCGGACAATGTTTCTGGTCACCTTATCGTAAAAGATACTTTATGGCAGGTGTATCTTATTTAGATTACATTACACTTTATAAGAATTACAATTATGGTGAACTACCAAACTATCGATTGGATAGTGTTGCACAAAAAGAATTGGGTAGAGGAAAGATTGAGTATGATGGAAACTTGGACCAATTATTTAGAGATGATATTGAAAAGTTTATCGAATATAACTTAGTAGATGTTGAGTTAGTAGTTGAGTTTGATAAAAAACTTCAGTTCATCGATTTGTGTAGAGGTATCTGTCATGCGGGACACGTTCCATATGAAGATTTCGTTTACTCATCAAAGTATCTTGAAGGAGCAATGTTAACTTATCTTAGAAGAAAGGGATTGGTTGCACCAAACAAACCAGCAGATAGGCAAGAACGAATGCAAGAAATTCGTGATAATAATCAAGAGAAATTTATTGGAGCATATGTAAAAGCTCCAATTGTTGGAAAATATGATTGGATATATGATTTAGATTTAACATCTCTATATCCTTCTATTATTATGACCCTCAACATTTCACCCGAATCAAAGATTGGTAAGATTCAAGATTGGGATGCAAATAAATTTGTTAAAGGGGAAGTTGATACTTATTATATCGGAGATAATACCATATCTAAAGAAAATTTAAGAAAGTATTTAGATGATTCCAAATTCTCAGTTGCATCGAATGGTGTACTTTACCGAACCGATACCGTTGGTTGTATACCTGGTATTCTTGACTTGTGGTTTCAAAAACGAGTTGAGTATAAAAATGAAATGAAAAAATATGGGAAAGCAGGAGATGATGAAAAATATGCCTTCTATCACAAACGTCAGTTGGTTCAGAAAATTTTACTTAACTCTTTATATGGTGTGCTTGGGCTTCCTGCCTTTCGGTTCTATGATGTTGATAATGCTACCGCTGTTACCACGACAGGACAGACAGTTATTAAATCAACTGCGGATATGGCTAACATCAAGTACAACAAGGAGCTTAATACTCCTGATTTGGATTCTAACATATACATCGATACTGATTCTGTATTCTTCTCAGCAGTTCCTTTAATGGATAAACGATTTCCTAATTGGAAAGATGAAGAACAAGATACAATTGCTGGTTATGTAAATGATATTGCAGAAGAGATGCAAGATTACCTTAATGATTTCTATGATATACTTTCAACAAAGGTTTTAAATGTTGATAAAGATAAACACAGATTAGAGATTAAGAAGGAGTATGTTGCAAAAGCAGGATTGTGGGTAGCAAAGAAACGATATGCACAATGGATTATATCAGATAATGGTGTACCAGTAGATAAGTTAGATGTAAAAGGATTAGATGTAAAACGTTCATCATTCCCAAAAGCATTCCAAGAATGTATGGGTACAGTTCTTATTGATATTCTAAAAGGTAAAACCGAAGAAGAGATTTCAGATTATGTTTTAGATTTCAAAAAGAATATGGTAAATAGACCTACATCCGAGATTGCAAAGAACTCAGCAGTAAAGAATCTTAAAAAATATATGCCGAAAGGTAAAAGAGAACGATTCTCTATGATGAAAGGAACACCTGCTCATGTTAAAGCAGCAATTCTATATAATGATTGTTTAAAACATTTCAATGCTCCTTTCAATTATGAACCATTAAAAAATGGTGATAAAGTTAAGTGGGTATATCTTAAAGATAATCCATTGGGAATTGATGGTTTAGCATTCACAGGTTATAAAGACCCACCAGAGATTGAGAAGTTTTTAGCTACTTACATTGACCACAACAAAATCTTCGAAAGAGAACTAGGACATAAACTACAAGTTTTCTTTGATGCAGTTGGTTGGGGTGAAGTAATAAGTGAACAAAGAACTGCTGAAAAATTCTTCAGTTTTTAGTAACATGACAATTTGTCATGTTTAAGTAAAATGGTATAATAAATGAACTATAATATAATAAATTAAAATAAATGAGTGAAAAGATTTACGTCCGTAAAATTGAGACTTGGACAATCTCAGCTGCAAGTGACCCGATTGAGGTTAATGTAGAAGCATTAAGAAAATGTGAACCACCATATGAAGGTGATTCAGAACAAGAATTAGTAAACTATCTACAAAACAATGTGTGGAATGAATATGAATTCTATGATAATGAACACAATAAAGAAGTTTATGGTGAAGATGAAATATATGATTTAGGTATGGAAGAAGCTTATACTGAACATGAGTTCTTTGATTCTCGTAATAAAGGTTGTGATGAATCTATTCAAGTAGGTGTACCGAATAAAGAATGGACAAAAACTGGTGGATTTCAACCATTAGCATATGGAGAAAACGAATATTAAATAAAAAAGAAATGGCAAAACAATTAAAATTTGATGTACAAGCAAGAGAATCCCTTAAGAATGGATTAGATACTCTTGCAGATGCGGTTAAGGTTACACTAGGACCGAAAGGTAGAAACGTTCTACTACAAAAAGGACAAGGTTCGCCACATATTACTAAAGATGGTGTATCGGTAGCAAAAGAAATTGAGTTAGAAGATGTGTTTGAAAACATGGGTGCTCAATTAGTTAAAGAAGTTGCATCCAAAACTGCTGATGAAGCGGGAGATGGTACAACAACTGCAACTGTTCTTGCTCAAGAGATAGCAAGATTAGGATTCGAATCAGTTGAAAATGGTGCAAATCCAATGGAACTTAAAAAGGGTATTGAAAAAGCTGTTAGTATCGTAACTGAAGAACTTGGTAAACAAGCAATTGTTGTAGGTTCTGATTATGATAAAATTAAACAGATTGCTACAATATCAGCAAACAATGATAATGTAATTGGTGAACTTATCGCAGATGCTTTCCAAAAGGTTGGTACTGATGGTGTAATTACAGTTGAAGAATCAAAAGGTATTCAAACTTCTATGGAACTTGTAGAAGGAATGCAATTTGATAAAGGATTCTTATCAGCACACTTTGTAACAAATACAGAGAAGATGGTTGCTGATATGGAAAATCCATACATTTTACTATACGATGGTAGATTATCTAATATGAATGATATTCTTACGTTACTAGAAGGTATCTCTGGTGAAAGTAGACCTCTTGTTATTATTGCTGATGATGTGGAAGGAGAACTTCTTGGAACACTTGTAGTAAATAAATTAAGAGGAACTCTTAAAGTATGTGCAGTTAAGGCACCTGCTTTTGGTGATAGAAAGAAAGAAATGATGAATGATATCTCAGTATTGACTGGAGCACAATTCATTTCACCTGAACTTGGATTGAAAATAGAAGAAGCTACACTAGATATGTTAGGTACTGCTGAGAAGGTTACGATTGGTAAAGATAATACAACTATCGTAAATGGAGCAGGTAATATTGATGATATCAAAACAAGAATTGAACAAATAAAATCACAAATTGAAACAACTGATTCAGATTACGATAAAGAAAAACTACAAGAACGTTTAGCGAAACTAAGTGGTGGAGTTGCAGTTCTTTATATAGGTGCTGGTTCTGAAGTTGAGATGAAAGAAAAGAAAGATAGAGTAGATGATGCACTTCATGCTACAAGAGCTGGTATCGAAGAAGGTATCGTTGAAGGTGGTGGTATTGCATTATTGAAAATTCAAGATACTCTTGGAAATTATGTACATATGGAGGAATCAGACTCATTTAATAAAGGATTTGATATCATCCAAACTGCATTAGCATCTCCATTATCTCAGATTCTTAAAAATTGTGGTGTAACTGAAGGTTCTGTTGTAGAATATATTAAACAGAATGGTGGTGGATACGATGCTAAGAACGAAAAGTTTGTAGATATGTTCGAAGCAGGTATTATTGACCCTAAGAAAGTAACAAGAACTGCAATTGAAAATGCAGCATCTGTTGCTTCTATGATTTTAACAACTGAATGTATGGTAGTGGATAAGCCAGAAGAAAAACCACAATTTCCTGTGATGCAAATGCCAGGAATGTAAAATAAATACGAAAAAGTTTGGTAGTATCAAATAAATTTCGTATATTTGTACAAATAATAAATTATAATTAAGTAAACAATGGAAAAACAATCATTAAGCAGGTTCGTATCAAAGTACAACCTATCAGGTCTAGTAGAATCTGTAAAGTGGGAATCAAAAGATGGTTCTCTAACTACTTCTTTCATCTCTGATGATAAATCAGTTTTAGGAAGTGTAAGTATGAAAGAGTTTGATAGTTCAGATGCATCATTTGGTGTATATGATACAACCAAACTAACAAAGATGTTATCGGTTCTCGGTAACGATGTAGATTTCTCAATGAATGATATTGATGGGAAACCAGTATCTTTGAAATTCAAAGATAAATCAACATCTGTAAATTATATGTTAGCTGATTTATCAGTTATCCCTAATGTACCAGATTTGAAACAATTACCAGATTTTAATGTAGAAATTAAATTGGATTCAAGTTTCATCTCTACGTTCATTAAAGCAAAGGGTGCATTGCAAGATGAGAACAATTTTACATTTACTTGTAAAGAAGGTAATGGTCAGATTATCTTAGGATATTCTAATATTAACACAAACAGAATTAATATTGATGTTGATTGTGTATGTGAAGGTGATGTAGACCCAATTTCATTTTCTGCAACATACCTAAAAGAGATATTAGTTGCAAACAAAGAAGCAACTGATGCAACTTTAAAGATTTCTTCTCAAGGATTAGCCCACATTTCCTTTTCAATTGACAATTATGAATCAAATTACTTTCTTGTAGAAATTCAATCTTAATGAGCACTAAATATTTTTACGAACAAAGTAAATTTTCTGAGTTCAAATCTAAAAAAACTTACCATGAGTTACTTGATATGACTGATGGTGAGTTTGAGGATTGGGCAAGGTTAATCCGTAAGGAGATTGTCGATGCGTGGGATATTGATGGGCAACCTCCTGTTAAAGGAAAAACAGAAGAACAAATTATCAGCCATTTTGGTAAATTGAAAAAAGATGAATGTAATTTCTTTATTAAAGATGATGAAGATAAAGAATCATTGGGGATTATAAAAAACTTTAATAAAAGTCAAAGTGTAGTAAATCAGTTTTTTCCAACAATGTTGAAAACTAGAATTTCTATTGGTGAATCAGCTGATGGCGGAACATCAATTTATGATTATTTTGCAGAAGATAGTTTAGAAGGTGGTTTCATTAAAACAATGGCAAGAGCGGTTAAGAGAGATTCCATGTATGCATGGTGTCGTTCATTAACAACTGTTAAAGATGAGAATCCTTTTTGGAATGGACAAACACCATATAAGTTCGTAAAGGATGTATATGATGGTAAGATATTCAAAGGCAAGTGGGAAAACTATGATATTGTACTTCACAGAACAACTGAAGCTTCTATTAGAAAATACGGACCTTTAAATGAAACTAAACAAACGTATGGAACAATCCTATTCTTAACTGGTAAACAAGTAAGAAGATTAGTAAAAGAAGGATTTCTAAACAAACGTCAGATTTCAAATATTGGTGATATACCTAATTCAAAAACTTTAAAAAATGGTAAAGTTGTTAACTATGTTTACAATGTAAGGTGGTATGAAAAATCAGATGGTATTTTCCCTAAGATTATACAAGCATTTAGATTAGGTTTAGGACAACCTGCTGTAAACTTTCCTGCATTAACTGCAAAATGGATTTACGAAAACTATACTAATCATATTGAACAAGAAGAACCATTACATATTTATGATTCATCGAGTGGTTGGGGTGGTAGAATTGCAGGAGCAATGAGTAGTAGAAAGAAAGTTCACTACGTTGGTACAGACCCTAATCCAGATAACTTTATTGATGATTTGGGTATTTCTCGATATGAATACATGGCAAAGTTCTATAATGATAAAGTAGTTGATACTCATTCAGAAGCAATGAGTAACTTCTTTACAGTAGAAAAGCAAGGTAACACCTATGAGTTATTTCAAGATGGTTCAGAGTTAATTAAAAACAATCCTGAGTTCCAAAAGTATAAAGGTAAATTAGATATTTCATTTACTTCACCTCCTTACTTTAATAGAGAACAATATTCACAAGATGAGAACCAATCGTTCAAAGCTTATGGTGAGTATGATGATTGGAGAGATAACTTTTTAAGACCTACTCTTACAACAATCTATGAATATCTTAAAAACGATAGGTATATCCTATGGAATATTGCTGATATCAAAATTGGTAAATCAATTTACTTTCCACTAGAACAAGATTCGATTGATATTCTTCAATCACTTGGTGGTGAATATAAAGGTAAACTTAAGATGACAATGGCAGCAATGATTGGTGCAAATGTAAACAAACGAGAATCAATTGAAACAGGTATGAAAAACTTAGTACAAGTTGGAACTACTTGGTACAAATATGAACCTATATTCGTATTTCATAAAAAGTAATTAATGCATTATTACCAACGAAATAAATTTGTAGATTTTAAATCAAATATTCTTTTCCATGAATTACTTGATACTAGTGATTCCGAATTCGAAGATTGGGCAAAGACTTTGCGTAAAGAAGTTACTGAACAATGGGATGAGTTCGGAAATCCACCTGTTATCGGAAAAAATCATGATAAGATTATTACATCACTTGGTAAATTAAAATCAAATGATTGTGATTTTATTGAAAAAGATTTAAGTGGTGATGATGAATCATTAGGTATCATTAAAAACTTTAACAAAGATGCATCTGTTGTAAATCAGTTCTTTCCTACAATGTTGAAAACTAAAATATCAAGTGGAAAAACTGCTGAAGGTGGTTTATCTATTTATGATTATTTTGGTGACCCTACAATGGAAGAGCAGTTTATTAAGATAATGAAGAGAGCAGTACGAAGAGATTCTATGTATGTTTGGTCTCGCTCACTTGTTAATAAAAAAGATGAGAATCCTTTTTGGAATGGTCAGAGTGGATACGAATTTATCAAAGATGTTAAAGATGGAAAAGTATTCACAGGTAAATGGGAAAACTACGATATCTATTTAACGAAATCAAAAGATAGTACATTTGATAACTACGGAACATTTAATGATGAGTATGTTGGGTTTACAAACATATATCTAACATCAGATGAAGTAAATGAATTAGTAGATAATGATTACTTAAATTCAAGACAAGTTTCTAACATAAATAAAATAGAAGAATCTTCAACATCTAAAGTGGGGAAGGTAACGAAATATTCTTATATGGTTAGATGGTATGATAAAACTGAAGGATTATTTCCTAATATGTTAAGAGTAATACGTTTAAGTTGTGGACAAGCAGCTGTAAACTTTCCTTCATTAACTGCAAAGTGGATTTATGAAAATTATACTAATCATATTGATTCAACTGAACCTATAACTGTTTATGATTCATCTAGTGGATGGGGTGGTAGAATTATAGGTGCAATGAGTTCTCGTAAGAAAATTCATTATGTTGGTACAGACCCTAATCCTGATAACTTCTTAGATAATGAAGGAATTTCTCGTTATGAGTATGTAGCAGATTTTTACAACAAGAATTGTATAGATAATCATTCGGATAAACTTACATCATTCTTTGATGTTGAAACACAATCTAATACATATGAACTCTTTCAAGATGGTTCAGAGTTAATTAAAAACAATCCTGAGTTTCAGAAGTATAAAGGTAAAGTTGATATATCATTTACATCACCACCATATTTTAATAGAGAACAATATTCACAAGATGAAAAGCAGTCTTTCAAAGCATATTCTGAGTACGAAGATTGGAGAGATAATTTCTTAAAACCAACCTTAAAAACAATTTACGAATACTTAAATAAAGATAGATATATTTTGTGGAATATTGCAGATATTAAAATAGGTGAAAGTACTTACTATCCATTGGAACAAGATTCAATTGATATATTAAATCAACTTGGGTGTGAGTATAAAGGAAAGCTTAAAATGTTAATGACACGAATGGTTGGATTAGACCCTTCCAAGAGTGGAATTAAAAACGCAGTAAAACATAATGGGAAATCATATAAATTTGAACCTATATTCGTATTCCATAAAAAATAACAAAATATGACTAAAGCAGAAATAGTACAGGAGTTACTAGATAAAGGACATATTACCGCTGAAAAAGCAGTAGTATTGTTAACTAATGAAACTTCGAGGGGTGGTATTACTTATATACCATATCAACCAAATCCATATTGGCAAACCGAACCCAATATTCCAAATCAACCTTGGTACACAACAACAAATACATTTGAAAATAATATAAATAAAAAAGAAGATGAGTAATTTTAAACCATTAGGTGATAGAATTTTGGTAAGACCTGATTCTAAAAACGAAGAAAAGAAATCAAAAGGAGGATTAATCCTTACTGATTCCATCTCAAGGGGAACTAAAGTTTATGGAGAAGTAGTATCAGTTGGTACTGGTCTTTTCTCACAAACTGGAACTAAAATCCCAATAACAGTTAGTGTGGGTGATAAGGTATTATATACCAAACAAGAAGCTTCTAATACTATAAAAGTAGATGGTGAAGAACTTCTTATTTTTCACGAACATGAACTTTTAGGTTTTATTCAATGAGAAACTCTCTAACATACGATGATATTCAGTTAGTACCTCAGTACTCTACTGTTCCCTCTCGTACTCAAATTGACTTAAAAACACTTGTATCTCGTAGATATGGTATTTTAAATCCAATTGTAGCATCTCCGATGGATACAGTTTGTGGATTAGAAATGGCTTACAAGATATTTTTACTCGGTGGAGTGGGTTGTATCCACCGTTTCAATTCAATAGAAGAACAATCCAAAATAATCAAAGAACTATATCACAGAATTTATTCCGATGAATGGGGAAATCAATTTGAATCATGGGGAGTCATGATTGATAATTGGCATTCAGAAATTCCTCATGTTCCAATTATGGCATCCATTGGAGTAAGTGAAAGTGATAAAGATAGAGCAAAATCTTTAGTAGATAATGGTTGTAACATTATCGTTATTGATGTAGCTCATGGACACCACAAAAACGTTGAAACAATGTTGGGATGGTTGAAAAGTAACCTTGATGACAAAGTAGACATTATCGCTGGTAATATCGCAACCAAAGAAGCAGCTCAAGAATTAGAATCTTGGGGAGCAGATGGGTTGAGAGTCGGTATTGGTGGAGGTTCACTTTGTACAACAAGAGTTAAGACAGGATTCGGAGTACCGAATGTAAGTTGTTTAGAAGATATAGTATCTGTTGCGAAAACACCCGTTATGGCTGATGGAGGTATTCGTTCAAGTGGTGATATATCAAAAGCTCTTGCAATTGGAGCGAGTTCTGTTATGTTGGGTTCTCTAATCGCTGGTACTGATGAAGCACCAGGTCAGATTGTTGAAACTCAAAAAGGTCTTTATAAGAGATATAGAGGTTCTGCATCGTTAGAAACGAAAGTAACACATGGTCAAAAGGCTAGAAATGTAGAAGGTGAATCTACAACCATTCCCTACAAGGGCGGAGTTAAGTTCATAGTGAATGGGTTAATTGATGGAGTAAAATCGGCACTCTCTTATGGAGGTGCTCAAACATTAGAAGATTTTAATCCACCTTATGTACAGGTTACAAATTCGGGTATTAATGAAGCAAAACCACATTTATTATAAAGACAAGGTTATACAATTTAATTAAATTAAAAACAATTATTATGAGAAAACTATTATTAGTTGGATTGATGCTCTTAACGAGTATCGTTACTTTTGCACAAGTTAGTGGGAAAGTATTAGACATCGAAACTAATGACCCTCTACCAGGAGCAACCATCATCGTTCAAGGAACGGCGGATGGAGTTGTAACTGGTTTTGATGGTACATTTGAAATCGATGTTAAAAACGGAGAAGAATTGATTATCTCCTATCTAGGGTATGAAACTGCATTTGTTGTTTCTACTGTGGATGATTTTATGGAAATCTACTTAGAACCAGACCTAAATCAATTAGGTGAGGTTGTAGTAACTTCTGGTGTAATTGATATTGCGAAGGTGAGAGAAACTCCTGTTGCTGTATCAACCATTTCACCATCAGAGATTGCGTTAAAAGTAGGTAACCAAGAGTTTCCTGAAATCATGAATAAAACTCCTGGAGTTTACGCTACCAAACAAGGTGGTGGTTATGGTGATTCAAGAATCTCTTTAAGAGGATTTGACCAAAGAAACACTTCTTTCCTTATTAATGGGCAACCAGTTAATGATATGGAAAACGGATGGGTTTATTGGTCTAACTGGCAAGGTTTAACTGATGTTGCAAGTGGTATCCAATTACAGAGAGGATTGGGAGCTTCAAGATTAGCAGTACCATCTGTTGGTGGAACTGTATCAATCTTTACAAAAGCTGCTGAAGCAAGAAAAGGTGCATCTGTACAACAATCAGTTGGTAATGATGGATACTTTAAAACTACTGCTTCTGTATCAACAGGATTATCTGATAATGGATGGGCTACATCTGTGTTACTTTCTAAGTGGCAAGGTGATGGTTATATCTATAACACAAAAGGAGAGGGTTACACTTACTTCTTTGCGTTAGGATATGCACCTGAAGATTCAGACCATTCTGTTAACTTTTCTTTCTTAGGTGCTGGACAATGGCATCACCAAAGAGATGTTTGGGTTTCTATTAGAGATTACCAAAACTTCGGTAAAGAAGGAATTGATAGAAGATGGAATTCCAATGGTGGTGTTTTAAATGGTGAAGAATTCTCAATGAGAAGAAACTTCTATAACAAACCATTAGCAACATTAAATTGGGATTGGGAAATCAACGATAACCTTAAATTAGCTACATCATTATATGGTTCAGCTGGTAGAGGTGGAGGAACTGGTCCAAGAGGAAACAATTACAGAAACGCTACATCTGATATCTTACCATTCAGAAAGGATTTAACTGAACACTACTTAGAAAATGGTAGAGGTGCAAGAACTCCTGAAGGATTTATAGATTTCGATGCAGTTGTTGCTAACAATCAAGATACAACAGACCCATATAGTGGAGCTATTGGTGCATTTGAAGGTCAGTTAATTGGTTCTAATGGATTCAGAGATGATGGTGTTAATAGAGAAGTTCTTGTAAGAAGAGCATCTATGAACTCTCATGACTGGGTTGGAGCAATCTCTAACTTAGAATACGAAAGTGGAAATTGGAAATATTCAGTTGGTGTGGATTTAAGAAACTATACTGGTTATCATTATAGAACTCTTAACCACTTAATGGGATTAGATGGATACTACTCAACGGGTAATAGAAACTCTAATGGTCAAATTATCAATACTTTAGTGGAGGCATCTCCATTTAAAGGTACTGGTTTAAAAGGACCGAAGATTGATTATTACAATGTTGGTAAAGTTGGATGGCAAGGATTCAATGGTTTAGTTGAATATAAGAATGATAAGATTTCTGCAGTATTACAAGCAGGTACTTCTAATCAATCTTTCCAAAGACTTGATTATTTCGACCAACCAGATAATCCAGAATCAGATACTAAGAATCAAGGTGGAGGTTATCTTAAAGGTGGTGCAAACTACAACATTGATGATAAACAAAACGTATTCTTTAATGCTGGTATGATTTCAAGACAACCACAATTTGGAGCAGTATTCCCTAACTATGCAAATGATGTTAATCCAGATTTACAAAACGAAGAAATTAAATCATTCGAATTAGGATATGGTTTCATTGGTAGTAACTTTAAAGTTAATGTTAATGCATATTCAACAGTATGGGGTAATAGATTCGTTCAAAGAAGTTTATCTAATCAACAAGGTGTAGATGGTTCAGCTCAATTTAAAGATATCGATGTAGTACACAATGGTATCGAAGTTGAAACTTCTTATAACCCAACAGATAAGTTGAGATTAAAAGGTATGTTATCAATCGGTGATTGGAGATATACTAATGATTTCTCAGCAGAATTATTTGATGACCAACAACAATCAATCGGTACAGGTACATTATACCTAAAAGATGCTAAAGTAGGAGATGCGGCTCAGTTCACAACTTATGTTGAAGCAGATTACGAGATTATCCAAGGATTAAGAGTTGATTTAGGATATAGATTCGTTGATGGATTATATGCTGATTATTCAATCACAGATTCAGAATTTACTCAACCAGATAACCAAGGAGCTTTAAAATTACCGTCTTATGGATTGGCTGATTTAGGAGCAACTTATGTGTTTGATTTATTCGGAACTGATGCATCGTTTAGAGTTAACGTAAATAACTTATTTGATACTTACTACATTGCAGAGTCTAACACTAACATCCACGCTGATGGTAGTTCACAGACATGGAATGGTGTAGATACGAGAAACTCAGTATGGTTCGGATTCGGACGTACTTTCAACACATCTCTAAAAGTAAGATTCTAAAACTTATAAAATAAGGGGGATTAATTTCCCCCTTTTTTATTATGAAAAGCACAAAAAAAACTAATAGAATAGAGTTATTATATCAATATGGTGTAATATACTTCGGTACAGCATTAATGATGCTTTCTCCATTCATTATCGATTCAATTTATGGAAAGATGGGAATGGTTGTGGGGTTAATCCTCATTACAGTACAAACACAAAGAACAAAACAATATAATTTATCCTTACTTAATTTAGTAGGAATCACTGGTTACATATATTCACTTATAAAAACATGGTTATGAAAAAATTATTAATATTAGTTTTAATCTTATTTACCTTAACATCGTTTTCAACAACGATGTTTTGGGGTAAGATAGGACATAGAACAGTTGGTGAAATTGCACAAAGACAATTAACACTAACAACAGAACAACGAGTTAATGAAATTTTAGATGGACAAACACTTGCAGTTGCAAGTACTTGGGCAGATGAGATGAGGAGTAATCCTGATTTTGATAAATTTTCAACTTGGCATTATGTTAATCTTCCAATTGATAAAAATTATGAGGAAGTAGAACATACACAAGAAAATGTAGTAAAAATGATTAATACTGCAATTCCTATTTTACAATCACCATCTGCATCAAAAGAGATGAAAGCGTTTTGGTTAAAGTATTTGGTTCATATGGTAGGAGATTTGCACCAACCTTTACATACTGGAAGATTTGAAGATTATGGTGGTAGTAAAATCAAAGTAAACTTCAAAGGAAGAAAAGGAGCAGAGAATCAAACGAATCTTCATGTATTATGGGATACCGATATGATTGATGATTACAAGATGAGTTATACTGAATATGCTGATAAATTACAAAACCAATTTAAAGATACAGTAGTGGAACAAGGAAATGCTATCAAGTGGGCAAATGAATCACATGAGTATGTATCTAAGATTTATGAAACAAAAGATGGTTCATATTTATCATATGATTATGTATATGAGAATCTACCAATCGTAGATGAGAGATTATATTTTGCTGGAATCAGATTGGGTAACCTTTTAAATGAGATATTTGGAGAATGAGTAAATTAATAAACCTCTTTGGTGGACCTGGTATTGGAAAATCTTCAATAGCAAATGGAATCACCTATAAACTAAAAAAACAACACATTAGTTGTAACAACCCATATGAATTTCCCAAACGATTAGCTTGGGATAAAAATATACCAGCAATATCAGACCAACTTTATGTATTTGCAAATCAACATAGAGGAATAGCAGAATGTTATGGTAAAGTAGATTATATAATAATCGATTCACCAATTTTATTTTCTACAATTTACCACAGATATTATACAGAAGGATATCCTGCTGAATTTTATGGAGAACCTTTCCATAATTTAGTTATTGATTTACATAGAAAATATGATAGTATCAATATCTTATTAAAACGAGGTGAAACTAAACACAATGATAATGAACGATTTCAAGATTTGAAACAATCACTTGAAATAGATGAGTTGTGTAAAAAAGTATTAGAAGAAAATAAAGTTCCTTACCATGAAATAGAGGTTGGACCAAAAACCGTAAAAAAAATTATGAAATTATTAGGAAAGTCCAAATAATTTTCGTATATTTGTATAACAAATAATAATAGATAAAATGGCAAACTTACAAGAAATAGCAAAAAAGTTTAGAGTATCAGATAATTTTCTGAACTCAAAAGAAGATGCGTTACTAATCGTAGCAACATCAATGGTAGATTTAATCGGTGAATTAAACAGAAATCAAAACAGAGGTATTGATGAAAATCAAAAACAATCACTAATTACTAAATTAGAAAAGTTAGGAGAATTTTGTAAAGAAGTAAAAAACTCTACATTTTAATATGGCATTTTTCGAAGATAATAACACACAACCAAATAAGGTAGCAAATTCTCTATGGGTAGAGAAGTACAGACCTTCTAAACTAACAGAATACGTTGGTAATGAACATTTAAAGGATAAGGTAAAGGATTATCTTGAAAGTGGAGAAATCCCTCATCTTTTATTCTTCGGTAAAGCTGGTACAGGTAAAACAACATTAGCTAAGTTAATTGTAAATTCAATTGATTGTGACCATATCATTATAAATGCATCTGATGAAAATAATGTAGATACCGTTCGTAATAAAGTAAAAGGATTTGCTTCAACTGTTGGTTTCAAAGATATGAAAATAATCATACTTGATGAGTTTGATTATATGACACCAAATGCACAAGCACTTTTAAGAAACTTGATGGAAACGTTCTCAAAACATTGTAGATTCATTCTAACTTGTAATTATGTTGAGAAAGTAATCTCACCAATTAGAAGTAGAACACAAGAGTTTCAGATTGTACCTCCAACTAAAAAAGATGTTGCAGTTCAAATATCACAGATTTTAGGTAGAGAATCTATTAGTTTCCAACCAGCAAACCTTGTACCTATCATTGATAGTTCATATCCTGATATTAGAAAGATTATCAATACTTGCCAGTTGAATTCATCTAAGGGAGAATTAAAAGTTGATACAACCTCTGTAATTGATGCAGATATTAAATCAAAGGTAGTAGATATTCTTAAAGGTTCTGATGCAAAAGCCAATAAATGGAAAAATATCAGACAAGCAGTTGCAGATGCGAGAGTACAAGATTTCACAGAACTTTATACGTTCTTATATGAAAAAGTAGAAGTTTATGGTGGTACAAATACCTCAAACATAATACTAATCTTATCAGAATCACAACACAAAGATGCATTGGTAGTAGATAAAGAAATTACCTTTATGAGTTGTATAATTCAAATAGTTGGTATATTATGATAAACAAATTAAAAAAAGTTTGGAACTATCTAACTTGGTTAGAAGAACAACGAATGAAAGCCGCAATCAAATGTGGTAGTGCAGGACCTTTACTATGATAAACTTAGAAACAGATTCACTTGATGTATTGATACGAACACAACCAAAGTTAATGGTTATGTTTGGAACTGATTGGTGTGGGAATTGTGATGTTCTTAAACCATATTTTGAGAAAGTTTCTAATCAACAACAAAATAGACAAATTCCGTTTGTGTATGTTAATCCTGATAACTCACCAAATAGTAGAGAGTTAGTTGATTTAACAAACATACCAATGGTAGTTGCTTTTAAGAAAGGAAAGGTAATTGCAAATGAATATGGAAACAAAGAAGAGATAGTTGATAAAGTTTTATCAATTTTATTAGGATAAATAAAATATTTTTTGTATATTTGTATAACAAATAAACTTTAAAAGATGAAATACGACCACGAAAATCCATTAAATGAAGCAGAGTTAGAAGCATTGGGTAATGAGAACTTTGATTCTTTTCTTGCATATCTCGATAGTAAAACAGAATATCTTAAACAATTCACTAAACCACTTAGTTCATATCATACCAAAAGATTTGCTTCATTAAGTTCAGCACAACAAGGTAAATCAATCACAGAAGAAGAACTTAAGAAAGCTAATGATATTGGTAGAAAGAATGAACTAGAAGCTATTGATAAGATTAAAAACAAAGAGTGGAAAGAGAAGGAAATCGAAATGTTAAAGAAAACAGTAAAAAATGTAAAAACAGACCGTTCACAATGGTTCGATTAAATAAATAAATTATGGCAAAGATTATAGGAATGAATAATGGTGGAAATACACCCCCACCTCAACAACCAAAGATAGATTTATCTAAGGCAACAGAAATGAAATGTGAAGAATGTGGTGGTACTGTGTTTATACAAGGTACTAAGTTCTTGAAGATTTCAAAGATAGTAACAGGTACACCACAAGATGCAATCATACCAGTAGAGTTATATCTATGTGGTGATTGTGGTGAAATAAACAAAGAGTTATTACCAAAAGAATTACAGAATAATGGCAACTAGAACACTATTTGACCATATAACAAATATAACTTCAGTTCAAAATCCAAAGTATTGGGATAGTTTAGAAGATGCTGATAAGAAAACATGGAGTAACTATATGGTACATCGTTTTCTTTCTATGAATCCTGATTGGATAGAAGTTCTTTCAGAGATACAACCATACACACAAGTTTTAGAACCGAAACAATTATATCTTGCTCTTATCGGTATATTACCAAAAGGTAGAAGATATTTGAAATATACAAAAGGTAAGAAAGCAAACAAGTACGAATCTTGGTTAATTGATTTACTTATACAAGATTTTAATTGTTCAAGTATAGAAGCAGAAGATTATTGTGAAATACTTTATGCAACTAAAGAAGGTAGAGAAAATATAAAGTTCATTTGTGAAAAGTATGGTATTGATAAGAAACAAATAACTAAATTAAAGTTGAAACTTTAGTAGAAAAAATTAGGATATATCAAATATTTTTCGTATATTTACATAGTAAATAAAACATAAAAGTATGGCAAGAGTAAGTTATTCTCAGTATGGTATGTATAGTTCATGCCAACAACAGTACAAATTAAATTATATTGATAAGTTAGGTATTAGTAATGCTAATATCCATCTTATATTTGGTAGTGCAATGCACGAAGTTATTCAACATTTCTTAGATGTGATGTATAATGTAACTAAAAAACAAGCATTAACACTTCCACTTGAATCAATGTTACAAGATAAACTTGTAGAACACTTTACTAAGTATAAAGAAAAGATGGGTGAAGATGACCCATGTACTAAGAAAGAACTTCAAGAGTTCTTTGAGGATGGTAAGGCTATCCTAAAATACTTCACAAGTAAATTAGATAAGTTATACACTAAGAGTGGATTCGAACTTATTGCAATTGAACAAAGATTAAATGCTGAGATTAAACCTGGTGTTAACTTCATCGGTTTTATTGATGTACTCCTAAAGGATAAAACTACTCAAGATTATATTATCATTGATTTAAAAACATCTACACGAGGTTGGAACAAATATCAGAAAGCTGATAAAGTAAAAACTTCTCAGATGTTACTATATAAGAAATTCTATTCTGAAAAATACGATATACCATTAGATAAGATTAAAGTAGAATATCAAATACTCAAACGAAAACTTTGGGAAGGTGCTGATTTTGTACAACCAAGGATATCTAAGTTTGTTCCTGCAAATGGTAAACCCTCAATGAATATGGCATGGAAAAATTTCATGTTCTTTGTTGATTCAGTATTTGGTGAAAATGGTGAGATAATTCAAACTGAGTTTCCAACTAATAAAGGTAAACCTTGTGATTGGTGTGAATTCAAACAACGAGGATTATGTTCTGCATGGAATTAGTAACGTTTTTATAATTTATATATATTTATATAAAACAATAAAAGGATAGTTATGGCAGAAACAAAACTTACAACAGTAAAAATAATTAAAGATATTTATTCTAAATTCAAAAAAATATCATTTGACTCAAATATAACCCTACAAAAACTGGTTAACAGGTCTGTAAACAAATATATTGAAGATGAAGATTTTAGATTGGATATTAATAAATATGATAATCTACATGAGAGCGGTTCTCAATTTTAATAAGAAAGTAAAAAAACAATGAGTACAACAAGTAGTAACTCCGGACCTCAATTAAACACACTTAGGTCTACCTACAATGAATTAGTTTCTAAGAAGTTATTCTTAGGTAAAAGTAAAAAAGTACAATGGGAATCTAAGAGAAGATTCGGAAACATTTAAAAAATTATTAATAAAGGTTATATGAGTAAAAAGAAGAAAATTTTATTACTATCTGATGACTTACGAATGTCATCGGGTATAGCAACAGTTTCTAAAGAATTGGTTTTTGGTACTCTTGATAAATACGACTGGGTTCAATTAGGAGCAGCAGTTAATCATCCAGAAAAGGGTAAGGAAATAGATTTAGGAGATGATGCGAAAAAAAGAAGTGGAATAGAAGATGCTTCTCTTAAAATTATTCCATGGACAGGTTATGGAGATGCAAACATTCTTCGTGAATTAATTATGAGACATCAACCTGATGCAATTCTACACTTTACAGACCCAAGATATTGGAGATGGTTATATGAGATGGAAGCGGAGGTAAGACAAAATCTTCCTATTTTATTTTACCACATTTGGGATGATTTACCAGACCCGGATTACAATAGAAACTACTATGAATCATGTGATTGGTTGGGATGTATCTCAAGACAAACTTATGGTATTGTAAGTAGAGTAGGTAATATAGATTCAGAAACAATCAAACCATTAGAAGATTGGCAAGTATCTTATGTACCACATGGTATCAATTCAGAAACCTACAAACCAACTATTGTAAATGAGGATTTCAAAAAACAATTACTAGGTGATAAGGATTATAAGTTTGTATTATTTTGGATGAACCGAAATATCAAACGTAAACAACCATCAGATGTTATTTGGGCATTCAGTAAATTTGTGAATGGGTTACCTAAAGAAGATAGGGATAAGGTGTGTTTAATTATGCATACAAATCCGATTGACCAGAATGGAACTGATTTAGTATCTGTATCTGAGAAAATCGCACCTGGATGTGATATAAAATTCTCAACCGATAGAATTACACAAGAACAACTAAATCAGTTATATAACATAGCAGATTGTACAATCAATATTGCGGGTAATGAAGGATTTGGGTTAACAACTGCAGAATCTGTTATGGCAGGAACACCATCTATTATAAACGTTACAGGTGGATTACAAGACCAATGTGGATTCAAATGGATTTCTGATGATAAAAAAGTAGATGGAAAATACCTAACTGCTGAAGATTATAAAGAAATTGGTTCACTTCACAATTACAGAGATTGGGAAGATAAAGTAACACATGGGGAATGGGTAAAGCCAGTTTGGCCAAGAGTTCAAACTATGGTTGGTTCAGTTCCAACTCCTTATATCATTGATGATAAGGTTGATGTAAATGAAGTTGCAGATGCAATTAGATATTGGTATGATATTCATCCAGAAGATAGAAGAGAACGAGGATTAAAGGGTAGAGATGAATTTTTAGGTGAAATGGGATTGAATTCTAAAAATATGTGTAAAACACTTGTTGATGGAATTGAAACTACATTTGAAAATTGGAAACCAAAAGATAAATTTAACGTTTATAAAATTAGGTAATGAGTAAGCCAATCTTCATAGTTAGATTACCAGGTTACTGGAATCCTAAACAATTTGATATATCAAGAAAAGCAATTTACGATAGAAAAGAACTATCAAATGAGTATCATGTATTAGTATTATCTGATAATGAAGTTGAAACTATACGATTTGAGTGTTATAACTCACCACATGAACCAGAAAAGTTAGAAGAAATAACAAAACTAACTCAGATATCAATAGAAAGATGTTTGAGAAACGAAGAAGAAAACCGATTAAGAGAATTAGAAGATGAATAAACCTTTATTAGTATATCAGGCACCAATAGCAACTAGAAGTGGTTATGGTGACCATTCAAGAGATATCTTGAAATCATTATTTGAATTAGATAAGTACGATGTTAAAATTGTACCAACACGATGGGGAAATACTCCACAAGACCAAATCAATCCACAAACTGAGTTTGGACAAAAGGTTATACAAAATATAACAACTCAAGTTGATAGAAAACCAGATATTTTTATACAAGTATCGGTTGCAAATGAATTTAAAAGAGTTGGTGAGTATAATATTGGGATTACTGCTGGAGTAGAATCTACGGTTGCACCTCAAGAATTTTTACAAGGTGGTAATCAGATGGATTTAATCATAACACCATCAGAGTTTACAAAAGAAGTTTTGGTTAAAACAACATATACTCAAGTTGATAAAACAACTAAAAAAGAAATAGGGCAAGTCAAATTAGATAGACCTGTTGAAGTTTTATTTGAAGGAGTTGATACTTCTATATTTAATGGAAAATCAAAAAAATCGGTTTTAGATTCAGTTGATACTGATTTTAACTTCCTTTTTGTAGGACATTGGTTAGCAGGTGGATTGGGACATGATAGAAAGGATGTAGGAATGATGATTAAAACATTTTGTACTGTTTTTAAATCATTACCAAAAGATAAACAACCAGGTTTTATTCTAAAAACATCTCATGCAGGTTTCTCAGTAGGTGATAGAGAAAAGATAGCAATTAATATAAAAAATATAACTGAAGAATTTGGTGATAAGTGTCCTCCTATTCATTTAGTATTTGGGGATTTATCCGAATCAGAATTAAATGATTTGTATAATGATGATAAAGTAAAAGCAATGGTATCATTTACCAAGGGAGAAGGATATGGTAGACCACTTGCAGAATTTGCTACAACGGGTAAACCAATCATTGTTTCTAATTGGAGTGGATTCACAGATTTCTTACCAAAAGAACATACACTCTACTTGGATGGTGAGCTACAAAACATTGATGAATCAGCTTCTAATAAATTTTTATTAAAAGAAGCTAAGTGGTTTTATGTAAATTATTCTAAAGCAGCTCAAGTATTGTATAAAACTTATGATAAATACACAGATGCACTAAAACAAAGTGCAGGATTGAAAGTTAATATAAACAAGAATTTCACACTAAATAAAATGACAAGTAAATTGGGTGAAATACTTGATAAATATGTTAAGGTAACACAAAAAATAGAAATGAAATTACCAACTATTAATAAACTTTAATGGCATATACAAGACAATATCAGGCATTTCTAAAACCGGAAAGAAGAGTTGGTAAAGCATTAATCAGACCACGAAACATTTATAGAATCACAACTTATAAAGGAGGAGAACCTGCAACTAGAAGTGGTGAAGATGCAAGATATGTATTTGTTATTGGTATTGTGGATAAAATGGTTCATTGTATTAAACTTAATCCAATAAAACCTATTGATTTTACAACATTAATAGCTAAACTTAGAGATAAAAGAATACCAATAGGTTCAGACCAATCATTGGAATTATTGTTGAAGAAATTTAGTAAAGATGGTAATAATTTATTTTCATCTTTTATAAAAAATAATAGTAAATTATATTCTCGTTCATTATCAAATTATAGAACATATAAATTAAATAATATAACAAACATTTACGAAATTAGATTTGAACAAGAGTTCTTACAAGAACTATTCAAAGAAGGTTCAAATAAATCAACAAGAAGACAAGTTATTACAGAAGAAGTAGCAGAAGACAAACAAGATATAGCAGATAATGAATAAAATATTAATCACAGGAGTAGCAGGTTTACTTGGAAGTAGATTGGCAGATTGGATTATAGAAAATAAACCAAATGTAGAAGTTTGGGGATTAGATGATTTATCAGGTGGGTATAAAGAAAACGTAAATAGTAAAGTAAAATTTATAAAAGTAAATTTGGTTACTGATGCACCATTAGTATCTCATGTTTTCGAAGCTGAAAAGTTTGATTATGTATTTCACTTTGCCGCTTATGCAGCTGAAGGATTATCACCATTTATTAGAACATATAACTATGATAACAATCTTAGAGCAACTGCTCTTATTGTAAACGAATGTATTAAACATGATGTTACTAGATTGGTGTTCACTTCAACATTAGCTGTATATGGATATGGTTATGGTGGTATCTTTGATGAAACACAAGTACCAAACCCAATAGACCCTTATGGTGTTGCAAAATATGGATGTGAAATGGATATACAAATTGCGGGTGAACAACATGGATTAGATTGGTGTATTATCAGACCACATAATGTATATGGTATTAAACAAAACATATGGGATAAATACAGAAATGTATTAGGAATATGGATGTATCAACATTTAAATGGTGAGGATATGACAATATTTGGTGATGGTACACAAACAAGAGCATTTAGTTTCATTGATGATTCATTAGAACCATTATGGAATTCTGCAGTTAGAAAAGAAGCATCAAAAGAAATTATTAACTTAGGTGGTGTTGAAGAAATATCAATTAAGGATGCATCAACTATTGTTAGAGAAGTTATTGGTGAGGGTAAAGTAGTTCACTTAGAACCAAGACATGAAGTTAAACATTCAATACCAACATTTCAGAAATCAATTGATTTGTTAGGATTCGAACATAAAACTTCCATGAAAGATGGATTAACACAAATGTGGAAATGGGTTAAAGAACAACCGATGAGAGAAAGATTTGTTTGGTCAGAGTATGAATTAGATAAAGGAATATATAGTTTTTGGAAATGAAAATAAGTTATGCAATTACGGTTTGTAATGAGTTAGATGAAATAACTAAGTTATTAAACTTTTTACAATTAAATATTAGAAAAGAAGATGAAATTGTAATACAATACGATGAATCATCTGTTACATCTGAAGTAAAAGAATATATTTCTTTAATGGATATGATGCATGAAAATCATAATGTTATTGGATTTCCTCTTAATAAAGATTTTGCATCATTTAAAAATAATCTTAAATCAAATTGTAGTGGTGATTATATTTTTCAAATAGATGCAGATGAAATACCACACGCTGCTTTAATAGAGTATTTACCTGAAGTATTAACTACCAATCCTGTTGATATTGTATTTGTACCACGAGTAAATACAGTAGAAGGGTTAACACAAGAACACATTGATAAATGGGGTTGGAATGTTAACGAAAAAGGTTGGGTTAATTGGCCTGATTATCAAACTCGTATTTACAAAAATACAGAAGATGTAACTTGGATGAATAAAGTACATGAAAAAATAACAGGATATAATAACTTTTCTAATTTTCCAATGGAAGAACATTGGAGTTTATATCATCCAAAGAAAATAGATAGACAAGAAAAGCAAAACGAATTTTACGAAACAATATGAAAACACTAGTAACAGGTGGTGCAGGTTTTATTGGAAGTAATCTTATTAAGAGATTAAAAGATGATGGACATCATGTTGTAGTATTGGATGATTATTCAACTGGTGATAGAAAAAATCACATAGAAGGTGTAAAATATATAAACGCAGATATTGAACAAATAGAATACATTAAAGGAAAGGATGTTGATTTATGTTTTCATCTAGGTGCGGTATCAAGAGTACAACCATCATTTGATGACCCAACAGAATGTTTACGAGTTAATGTAAATGGAACTGAAAAGGTAATGGAATGGGCAGATAATTGGGATATACGAGTTGTATATGCTGGTTCATCTTCTAAACACCATGACCCTACCGATTCACCATATGCTATGTACAAATATCTTGGAGAAGAAGTTTGTAAGTTATACAAAAATAGTTTTGATGTTGATGTTAGAATTGCTAGATTCTATAATGTATATGGACCAGGTGAATCATTGGATGAAAAATATGGTAATGTAATTGGTATTTGGAGAACCAAGAGTTTCAATTGTGAAAAACTACCAATTGTAGGTGATGGTGAACAAAGAAGAGATTTTACTCATGTAGATGATATAGTAGATGGTTTGATTAAAATATCAGAAACAGATGATATACACGAAGATGCATGGGAACTTGGGTGTGGTGTAAACTACTCAGTAAATCAGTTGGCAGGATTCTTTAATGAAAGATTCGAAACTGAAACAACTTACATACCAGAACAAAAAGGAAATTATAGAGAAACTCTTAATACCAATACAGATGCTATTGATAGATTAGGATGGAAACCACAAGATAGATTAGAAGATTATATAAAAAGTTTATAATGATAGGAATCATAGGGCAAGGTTTCGTAGGAAATGCAGTTTACCAAAAGTTTAAAAACTATTATGATGTACTTACATATGATTTAGATGAAACAAAATCTAATTCTAATGTAAATGAAATAATTTGTAAATGTACAAATATATTCATATGTTTACCAACACCAATGAATAAAGATGGGAGTTGTAATATCAGTATAGTAGAACAAGTTTTAACTGGAATTGATTTAACAACTGATAACTTAGAAACCCAAAGAAACATTATAATCAAATCCACAATACCACCAGGTACAACTGCAAAATGGAATCATAGATTTGAATCACTTAATATCGTATTTAATCCAGAGTTCTTAACAGAGGCAAATGCCGTATCTGATTATGAGAACCAAGATAGAATTATATTAGGTGGTGTAAGACCTGCAACTACTGAATTGAAAACTATATTTTCAAAAGTATTCCCAAAGGCACATATAATCAAAACAGATTCAACTCATGCTGAGATGGTGAAGTATTTAACTAATACATTTTTAGCTACTAAAGTATCATTCGCAAACGAAATGTATTCATTGTGTAATGAACTCAATGTTGATTATGATAAAGTTGTAGAATATGCAACGTTAGATGATAGGTTAGGAAAATCTCATTGGAATGTACCAGGACCAGATGGAGATTTTGGATTCGGTGGACATTGTTTTCCGAAAGATTTAGCAGCAATACTTCATTTAAGTGAGGAATTAAATACAATGAATAATGTACTATGTGCAGTTCAAGAAACTAACAATAACGTTAGAAAGAATAGAGATTGGGAACAAATGAAAGGAAGAGCAGTATCATGAAAGTAACATTTATATATGCATATGAAAACGAAGAATGGTCAACACCAATGGCTCTTGCAAATGAATTTGAATCAAGAGATTGGGAAGTTGATTTTGTTTCTATTGGTTCAAATAGAACAGGACAATATTCTGATGAACAACTTCAACTTTGGATTCAACAAGATTTAGAATGTGATATTGCATTGTTTATGGATTGGGGTAGGTTTGATTCTAAGTGGTTGGATAAGAATTTAAAATCAGACACATTTTGGGTACAAGAAAGTGGAGATGACCCACAGAACTTTGAAAGAAACTTTCCCAAATCAGATAGATTTGATATGACTCTTTCACCCGATAGTGATGCAACTAACGAATATAAAAATAGAGGAATTGCTTCATATTGGTGGACACATTTTGCAGATACACGAGTTCAGTTTCCCATGGATATAGAACCTGAATATGTTGGAGTAACTACCAGAGGAACTGGTAATTCAGAATTTTTAGATACACTAACTCAACATGGTGGGGGAACTATTGGAAATAAAAATGGACTTGATGCAAAAGAACATACAGAATTTCTTAATAAAGGATTAATGGTAATTCAAAATTCAAGATGGGGTGAAGTAACCCGTAGAATATTTGAAGGAATGGCTTGTGGTAAATTAGTGTTATGTGATAGATTACATGAAAATAAGAAATTACATGAATTGTTTATAGATGGTGAAGATATCGTTTACTATGATGATATGATAGATTGTATCACTAAAATGAATAGATATTCTGAAGATAATATTGAAAGAGAGCGTATCGCAAAAAATGGTTATAATAAAGTTCTAAAAAACCATACACAGAAACAACGAGTAGATTTCATACTCAAAAAATATAAAGAGTGGAAGAATTAAAACCATATTCTAAAAAAGATTTACTAGTAGGATGTATTACTAAATACTCCAAATCAGACATTGAACCGTGGGTAGAATCAATTCAAAGAAGTGGTTATACTGGTGGTAAGATGATGTTGGTATATGATGTATCTCAAGATGTAATCAATTACTTAAAATTAAATCATTTTGATGTTTATCAATCACAACTAAATCAACACATTATATTACAAAGATTTTTAGATTTAAACCATCTTTTAAAAGATATTGATTGTGATAGAATTATTTGGACTGATGTTAAGGATGTTATATTTCAAACCAATCCATCTCATTGGTTAAACAAAAACAAAAATAAACCAATCATTGCTTGTTCAGAGTGTATTACATTTAAAGATGATGAATGGGCAGTTACAAATGCAGGAACATCTTTCCCTATGGAATGGGAATGGTTACAAAATAAAACATCACATTGTGCAGGAACTATTGCTGGTGATAAAGAATACATCAGAGATTTATTTATAAACATTTACCGATGGAGTTTAACAAGTTCGAATCCAGACCAGTTATCAGACCAAGCAGCATATAATGTTTTAATTAACCAAACTCAATATAAAGATATTGTACAATTCACACCACAAGAAGATGGATTTGCAACTCAACTTGGAACTGTTCTAATTAAGAAAGACCACTTCGGTGATAAATTATTAGAACCTACTCCAATCGTAGATGATTTAATCAGAAATCAAAAAGGAGAACCATTTGTAATCGTTCATCAGTATGATAGAAATCCTCAACTAAAACAATCTATTCATAATATGTACAAAGATAAAATTTATACAGAACCTTCAAAAGATAATGCATTAGGATTTAGTTATGAAAATTGGTTATCTATAAGAAGTAAGGGAAAATATGATACCCAATACAATGATTTACTTAAAGATAAAAGAGTTATAATTGTAGGACCATCTCCATCACTCGTAGGAAGTGGTAAGGGAAAAGAAATAGATGATTATGATATTGTTATCAGAATTAACAAGGGATTTCCAATCGAAGAAGGAATGGAATCTGATTTGGGTTCACGCACAGATATTCATTATCATTGTCTACACACACATCCAGCGTGTGGTGGTAAGATTTTTTATGAAGAAATGAAAGATAAAAACGTTTTAGTTTCTTGTCCTTATCCAAAGTATGTTGGACCATTTCATGGTGATGTAACTTCATTTGAAAGTGAAAACAAAAAATGGAATCTACCATTTCATTGTGCTGATACTGATTATTATATTGGTGTTGCAAAAATGTTAGGTACAAGACCTAATGCAGGTACAATGACAATAATGGATTTACTTTGTTATGATTTAAAAGAATTACATATTACAGGTTTTACTTGGTTTAGAGATGGTTGGAGAAAAACATATAAAGACCATTGTGAACTATTTGGTGAAGAGGAAGGTAAACGAAAAAGAGAAAAAGAATTAAGTGGTGAGTTCGGTGGAAATCATCTTCAAAAACCACAAGAAGATTTAGTAAGAGAAATATATTTGAATGATGACAGAGTTTTTATTGATGATATAATGAAACAAATACTTGAAGTAAAGTAGAAAAAACTTGTATAATCCAAATAAATTTCGTATATTTGTATAACAAACACCTTAGTATGAAACAAGATAGTAATGTAAAACGAGTATTAAAAGATGATGGAGTAACTAATTCCTTATTAGTTGCTGGTCATGAGTTCGAAAATCCAAAAACAATAAACATTCCAACACTAGAAAAAGAATTAGGTTATAAAGATTCTTGGGCAGTTCGAGTAGTTTATAATGATAGATTTGGTGGAGTTATAATCAAACAGAATCCTGGTGAGGGAAATAGATTACATTATCATCCTGATGCTGATGAATGTTGGGTTGTTCTTGAAGGTGAATATGAGTGGCAAATCGAAGAAGAAGTTAGTAGAGTTAAACAAGGTGATATCATTGTTGTAAAAGCTAACACATGGCATAAGATTACTGCAGTTGGTGATAAACCAGCCGCAAGATTAGCAATTACAAAACCAGATGTAGAACACATATATGAAGATTAACTTTAAAAATAAAACAGCAGTAGTTGTTGGTTCTTCTAAAGGAATAGGATTGGGAGTAGCAGATAAGTTTGAAGAACTTGGTGCAAAAGTAATCCGAGTTTCGAGAACAGAGGGAGTTGATATATCTGATAAAAACAGTATAGATTCCTTTTTCGAATCAATTACAGATATTGATTTTTTAATCAATGTTGCTGGTATTAATTTTTGTAAGAAAATAGAAGATATAGAAATAGATGAGTGGGATTCTGTAATTGATACAAACCTTCGTTCCTTTTATTATCTAATTAAAAAATCCATACCACTTATGAAAAGTGGAGGTAGAATAGTAAACGTATCTTCAATTGCAGGTAGAAATAAAAGTATTGTAAGTGGGGTTCATTATACTTCAAGTAAGGCAGGTATTATTGGATTAACAAGACAACTTGCACATGAACTAGGACCAAGAGGTATTCGTGTAAATTGTACTTGTCCATCTCAAACACTAACTCCCATGTTAGAAGAATCAATGACAAAAGAAGAACAAGATAAACTATGTGAGAATATTCCATTGAGAAGATTAGGTACAATAGATGACCAAGTTGGACCAATTGTATTCTTATGTTCAGAACTTTCAAACTATTTAAATGGTTCTGTAATTGATGTAAACGGAGGGCAGTTATGAAAAAAGGAAAAGTTACAGCAGTAGTTGCAGTTCGTAAAGGTTCTCAAAGAGTACCTAATAAAAATATTAAACCATTTGGTGATACTACCTTATTGGATTTAAAATTACAAACTTTATTAAAGGTTAGTAATATAGATGAAATCATAGTCAATAGTGATTGTGATGAAATGATTGAAATAGGAAAATCATATGGTGTAAAAACAAAGAAAAGAGAAGAGTACTTTGCAAGTAGTGAAGCTTCTAATTCTGAGTTTCATGGTCATATTGGTAAAACAACTGATACTGATTATATATTTCTGGCACCTGTATGTTCTCCTTTCATAAGTTCCGAAAAACACGAGGAAGCTATAAATAAATTTATGAATTCTGAATGTGATAGTTTAACCTCAACATCTTTGGTAAAAGGACACTTGTGGTTAGATGGTAAACCAATAAATTATGATTTAGATAATGTACCAAACTCACAGGATTTACCTGATATCGAAATGATAAATTATGGTATAACTATTGTAGATAAAAATACAATGAAAATCAAATCAAGAGTGATTGGTGATACTCCAGATTTCATTATACTTAATGAATACGAGGGAGTTGATATTAATACTCCTTTTGAATTCCAAACAGCAGAAATAATATACAAATTACAAAAAAATAAATAATTATGGCAGGATTAAATTTCGAAAACATTGGTGATAAATTCTTAGAAGTCATCAATACAAAAGAGTGGAATGATATACAAGAAAAATTCAACGATTGTGTGGATATTTTTGTATTAGGACATGGTGGTAACTTAGGAGTTGCAGACCATGCAGCAACAGATATCTCAAGGTTATCAAATGGAACAAAGAATGCACAAGCACCTGGTAGTGCCATTGTAGCAACCTCTCTAATCAACGATTCTTCGTTTGATGATTGGATGGTTCATTGGGTAAGACAGAGAACTGTATCTCAAACACCAGAACAATTAAAGAAAACTTTAATTCTTGGTATTTCATCAAGTGGTAAATCAGTTGATATTATGAAAGCATTAGAAGATGGTGAATCACGAGGAATGCAAATTGCAATGATTACATCAGCTCCAATACCAGAAAAAATTAACAACTTATCAGAAGTTGTATTAGGTGCTGAATATTATCACACATCAGAAGTACTTACATTATTACTTACTTATCAACTTACACATGGTAGTGGTAAAGTTTGTCCTCCAATATTCCAAAACAAACCAGAAGATTTAGAATTACTAAATAGACAAGGTGGTGCATCTGCAACAAGAGAACATTCTTATCCTGATGAATTAGTAAACATTGGTGTAGATTTCGATGGTGTTATTCATAAGAACTCAAAAGGATACCACGATGGAACTGTTTATGATGAACCAGTAGAAGGTGCAAGAGAAGCATTACAAAAACTATCTGAGAAATATGTTGTAATTGTATATTCTGCAAAAGCAAGGAAAGATAGAGGTTTAGTAAATGGACAAAGTGGTACACAATTGATTTGGGAATGGTTAAAGAAACATGATTTAAATCAGTATGTATCTAAAGTAACTTCACAAAAACCAAGAGCAGTTGCTTACATAGATGATAAAGGAATTAAGTTTGATAATTGGGATTCAGTATTATCACAAGTAGATTTATCATAAATTGAAAATAGTAATATCCATATTTTGTTTGCCTTACGAGATTGATGAACTAGAGAATACTCTAACTCAACTTCGTAGGGCATCATATTACTTATCTGATACTAATGAGTGGGAACTTGATGTAACAATTGGGTTATCAGATACGTTAGTAAATTGGAGCAATTCTCGTATCCCAAAAGAATACTTTTCTGATAGGATTACAAGTCTTGCAAAATCAGTTGATTGGTGTAAAGGTAATTTCTATATATCAGGTGATGATATAAATGGGTGTGTATCTCAAAGAAGACATTCATTAAACACACATAATGATGCAGATTACTTCTTATGGTTGGATACTGATATTATATTTGATGAAAGAACTCTTTCTTATATAGAGAATACAATATCAGCAACAAAAGATATAACACCATATTCAATAATTACACCAGAAATTGTTAGAGTTTGGGATGACACATGGGATTGTATTGTAAATGAACAATTCTTAGATAAACCACTCGAATATCAAAAAACAAATGACCCATATAAAGATAGTGGTGTAATCGGAGATATTAGTATTGAATCCGTAAACAACTATAAATCACCACAATCACAATTTAAATTTGCAGGAGGTTGGATGACTTGTTTAAGTGGTGAACTTCTTCGTAAAATTGGTATACCCGATGGATTGGGACACTATGGATTAGAGGATACCTTTATAATGGTAGCATCTACTGTACTCCAACAAAAATACAATACTAACATCCAACAATTTAAAATAAAAAACCTAGTAATTTGTGAAAATTACAAATATAGAGATAACTCATTTTATAAATCATTTTTATCTGTAAATGATATGAGAGAAACTTATCTTGCATTTGCAGAAGAGAATGCACAGATGGAATTACAAAAAATTTAGTATAAAATACTTACTTTTTTACACCTACCCATATATTTATTATCAGAAACGCACAACAAGTGCACGTTATACACAAAAAAAGTTCTACTTAACAATCCCCTCAGAGGGCAGTTCTACAAATAAAAGTAGTTTTATCAATCGTTTTTTTAATTAGTTACAGTAATCTATTAATATAGGAGATTACTTTGAAGTACGCTACATTAAATGTATTTAAAATATTCATTTTATGTATCTTTGTTTTATTACCGACAGGTTCTAATGAGATGCATAAAGATGACGATAACCTCATTAAAGTCGGTGAAGTAACCAACGAAATCCGAATGGGACAGTTTGCAGGTAACCGAAACCTAGCAGTTGGTGTCAAGAATATCCTCGAAGAATTATTAATGGATTTAGATTATGATTTATCAGACCAAGCTTCTGCGCAAATAAACGTAAAATTGGTCTTTTTTGATATAAAAAATATTGGAACATCCGTTGCGGTGTTTCATAAAGATGTTTCACTAACTCAAATTATTGCGATTGGTGAATTAGAAGTCAATGGTAAGGTTAAAAAACGTACTACTCAAAGAGGAACGAGTAAAACGATTTCTACTAGTACCCTTGTAGTTGCACAAGACGGAACATTTAATCAACAAACAGCTAGCATAGCACTGAAAAAGGTATGCGAACAAATTATTAAGGATTTATTATGAAAAAAATTTTAGTATTATTAGTTAGTGTACTTTTTACACTAAGTTCATTTGGACAATCATCTATTGATTATACTCCGGTGAATACAGTAACTCAAGTAGGGGACACTTTAATTATGAAGTTTCAATACTTTAAAGGAGATGGAGCTAATTTGACTTTAGGTCAATTAGATTTCGAGTATAACAATAAATTGTTATCGTATATCTCACATGAATCACAAGCACCAAGTGGTGCATCATTTGCTAGAAATGCTTGGACAGGATACAAATATGTACCTAAAGCAAATTCCGATGAAGATGATATGGATGTACAATATATCTATTGGAGAGATGAAGCAGGTGGTAATTCATATTCAACTTCTGCTGATTGGAGTATTGAAAGAATTACTGTACAATCTGCATCAGCATTGGAAAATGGACAAGAATTTGTTAAGTACGAATTTAAGGTAAAAGATAAGTTCAATAGTGGATATTCTAATTATAATGATATCATTAAAGTGAATTGGGCAAACTACCAAGAATCAGATGGTACACAAATTCAAACTACTCGTTCTAAAGATGGACAAGATTTAAGTGGTATAGAGGGTGGTAATGCTGGTGCATTCGTAATTAACCTTAAAACTGCAAATTCAGCTAAAACAGATTACTCTTATACTATTAAGAATGGTGCAGGTGAATCAGTTGCAACTGGTAATTTTGATGAAAGTGGACAAGCATCAATAAGTGGTTTAGAAAACAACGTAACTTATACTGCAGAAGCAAACTTATCTGAAAATGCAAGTTACTTAGACCAAGTGGTAACCGTATCTGATTTAGCATTAGTATTCGCTGAAGCAATCGGAGCAGGTTCTGGTCCAAGTGGTGGTTCAACTACATTTGATTATTACATTCAAGATGTGATGGGTGATGTTGTTGGTGATTTTGATGGTGTAAATTTCCAAGATTCATACGAAATACTTGCTTACTTACAAGGTGTAACAAGTGGTAATTCAAATTATATTACACAAGATGGACAAACACAAGATGCTAGTGGTATAGAATCTACATATGGTGCACTTGTAGATAATGTAGTAACCTTCGCTAAATCATTCACACCAATTGATTCAGATGTTACTTCTAAAACAATTGATTTAGCTCATGGTTTAGTTGGTGATGTAAACTTCTCTCACTCATGGGAGCCAACTGTATCTAGTGGTGAAAAAGCAACATCAGCACAATCATCAGCTAGAATGAGTATGAGTGTAGGTTCTAAATTTAATAATCCTGAAAATGCTAATATTGATTTGATATCTGAAATAAATTCAGAAGGACAAGTAGTATTCTCAATCAACTCAGATGTTGAGGGAATGGTTGGTTCTCAGTTTAACATCGTATATGACCCTAACGTAATTCAATTAGAGAATGTTATATTCGATACTGGTAATACAATGACTAACTTCTCAAACGTAATCCAAGATGGATATGTTAGACTCGGTTCATTTGACCAAGAATTTGAATCAACAGTTAAACAAGGAACACCATACAAACTAATATTCACACCATTAGAAACAATAGATAATACATCGGGATTGATATCATTTAGAGTTAAAGAAGGCGTAAAAGCTGATGGAACACAAATTAATTTTATAATACAATAATAAAAAGGAAACAGAAAAATGAAAAAAATATTAACATTACTTAGTTTAATTTTAGTGATGGGTTGTTACCAAGATGATGATTTAGTAACACTTTATCCAGACCAGGAAGTACCACAATCTTTACAGATTAAAGAATTGATTGGTATTAAATTAGAAAACACTATTGTAACTGATAGAGTTGCTATGAATGTAAAATTACCACTAGATGGTAAATACAGAATAAAGATTAGACAAGGAATTACTAATGAATTAATTTCACAAGAAATGATAACTGCGGGTGAGGGTGATAACCTTCTTAAAGTATATGTTGCATCTTTAGAGAAAAGTGGATATATGATTCAATTAACTGATGAATTTCATAATGTGTTAGGTAATGAGTCTTTTGTAGTAAATTAAAATGATAACTAATATAATCTTAGTGTGTTTTGGTGTGTTCTGTATGTGGTTAATTAGAACAACTAATATTACTGAATGTAAACATACACAATGTGATTGTAGAGAGTGTAGACAAAAACGGAGAAATAAATTATGAGTGATAAAAAAGAAGGATTCTTCGCACAAATAAAGAATCAAGTAATAGCTGGGGTTGGTATAGTACTAACTACATTGGGTGGTGTTTTTATAGATGAGGTAAAATCATTTGTAGGAATAGAAGATGATTCAGAACCACAAACTGAGGTTGTACAAGAAAACAACCAATCAGTAAATGTAGAAGGACCTACCATAGTAGTAAACATACCAGAACAACAGGTAAAAGAAAAAGTAATTATCAAGGAAGTTAAAGTTCCTGTTGAGAAGAAAAAAGAAAAAGAACAAGAAATTGATTGGTAAAATAAAAAAGGAGAAAAATGAGTAGTTTCAAAAAGTGGTGGAAATTGAATGGACAGGGTATCGGATTTATAGTCGGTATTGTGTTCTTAAATGCGTACTTTTTACTTTTAGGTGATTTAATGAACAAACACGAATGGTTAGCTGGTGTTTGGTTATTATGTTTCTTTGGATTTGCAGGATGGTATTCTTGGCAAATGAAGATTCATGGGTGGAGATTACCTAAGAATATAAAAGATACCCACTAATGTCTAACGTAATACATGGAGAACAATGATAAACAATGTTAAAACAAATTTTCACAGAAAAAATGTCAGACTATAAGATAGTTGATATTATACTGAAAATATGGGTTGCGGGTTTATTATCTATGGCGGTACTTGGTTTAATTGGTGTGATTACTCACATCATTATGAACCCTTCAGCTATTGATAACGCAACATTTGGTGTATTTGATACACTAGGGAATTAAATATGAAAAAAATTATAGAAATAATAATCAAGATAGATGCTTGGTTAATGAAGATGGGATATGAAATGTATCCAAACTTAACTAAGCATCAGAAAGATAAAAAATGAAGAATATATTTATTTTAATTTTATGTGGGTTATTTGCACAAAATACTATTGGGCAAACTATTGGTAAAATAAAAGCAGAAACATATCAAGCTGAATTCGAAAAACGAAAATCAATTGATGATGTATCTGATTACGATGGGGAATATATTCCTATTGCTTTACTTAATATATCAGCTAGTGATGGGGTTTATGAGATGTGGCCTGATTTAAAGGATGCTAGAGTAGGTTTAGGTGTAACAAATATGGTAATTGAGTACTTGGACTGGACAAACAGATTCGAGTTCGTAGAAGAGAAATCTGAAATTAAGAATAGAATGAAATCACAATGGGTTGCATCTCGTAAAGGTGTATCCGAAAACCAAGTTTATGGTATGGGTAAGATTAAACTTGCTGAATACTTTGTAACAATAGAGATATATGATTTCTCAGTATCTGAGGATGAAACATTATCTTTAAAGGATGGTTCTAAACAAACTCAAACAACTCGTTTGGGATTACAAGTTCGTTTTACTAATGCAACAAATGGTACTTACTTTGTAGGTTCAGGTCTCGGTGAGGCTAATACCGTTAAAACACAAGAAGGTTTGTTGGGTTTAGATTTGGAGGAAATAAACTTCAGACAATCAGCAATTGGAGTAACTACCAGAAAAGCATTAGAAACGGCTTCGGCAAGAATAGTAGCAAGAATGATTAGAAAAAAAATATTTGAAAACTAATGAATGAGAAAACTACTATCGATACTTGCATTTTGGTTCATAACTAATCTTAGTTATGGACAAACCTTCACACAGACATTTGTAGATAGATGTACTGGTGAAGTACAAGTTGTTACCGCTGATTTTACAAGTGGTTCAGCTATCGTTGCATTCTACAACGAAGCCAAATTATTCACATACGCACAATATACTAATGGTGAACTCCAACAATGGTTAGTTCAGAAATATGCTTGGTGGGCAGCACTTTCACCTTGTTCATCTGCTAGTAACGCAACCAACAACGCCAACAATACTGCAAACAACGCAACCAATAACACTAATAACACCAACTCAGGTTCGAGTGGTTCAAGTGGGTCTGATTCAAGTGGAAGTGGTTCTAGTGGAGGAGGAGATTCAGGAGGTGGTTCTGGAGATAGTGGTGGTGGAAGTGGAGACTCTGGTGGCGGTGGAGATTCTGGTGGAGATAGTGGTGGAGATAGTGGTGGCTCTGATTCCGATGGCGGAGGAGGAGACTCTGATGGTGGGGGTGGTGATTCCGATGGCGATGGCGGAGGAGATTCTGATGGAGATTCTGATTCCGATGGCGGAGGAGATTCGGATGGTGATTCCGATGGAGATGGTGATGGGGATTCTGATTCTGATGGAGATGGAGATGGTGGCGATGATGACTCTGATTCCGATGGTGATGATGAAGGTGGCGATGATGAAGGTGGTGATGATGATAAAGAGGAAGAGGAAACTAAAGAGGAAGAAGAAAAAGAAGAAGAATCCGAGGAAGAAGAAAAAGAAGAGGAAGAAGAAAAGGATGAAGAAGATGAAGAGGAAGAAAAAGAAGAAGAAGAGGAAGATGAAGAGGAAGAAGAGGAAGAAGAAGAAAAAGATGAGGAAGAAGATGAGGAAGAGGAAGAAGAAAAGAAAAAGAAATTTATGCCAATAGTATTGAAGGCAGATATAATGTCAATGCAAGCTCTAACAAGAGATTACAATCAAGTACTTGCAATTGGAGCATCTCAAGCATCAATTTATGGTGATATATCAAATACAGCAAACTTACAAATATACGATAATCTAAAACAAGTTGGATTATCTTTGGGTAGAAGTAAAGTAAGTTTAAATGAAAATTATCAAGTAACTTGGGTAGATGCAGTAAATGTATCTTACATGAGAAACTACAAAATGAATTCAACAACATTATCTGTAAGTAGAATGAAACCAATGGGTAAATGGGGAACGGTTGGAGTGGGAATTAATTACTCATATATGTTTGGTAAAGATGCACTTGGAGAAACTCTACCAAAAATGGGTTCTTTAGGATACAATGTATTATACACAAATATGGTAAAAATAAACGATAGAATAATGTACACACCTGCATTAATAGGAGCACAGAACCCATACTCTTATACACAAAAAACAGATAAGTTTGATGCATTTGGTACAGTAAGTAACGATTTTATAGGGATTCTTGCAAATTCCTTCACAATACAATTAACAAAAAGTTTTTCGTTCAATGCAGGGTGGACGATAATTTATAGTAGTAATGAGTTTGTACCAATAATGAATTCGTTTATGATAGGTGCTAAATTACCATTTTAAGGAGGAAATATGAAAAAAATAGATTGGAAATTAGGAGTAATAGGAGTATTGGTAGGATTATCAATATGGTTATCAGTAAATCCAAAAATACAGGAAGTAGAAAAAATTACCGAAATAAAAGTACTTCAGAAAATCATAGATACATTTTACGTTGATAAAATTGTAGAAAAGAAAATATTTGTACCAAAGTATATCTATAAAACAAAAGTAAAATTAGATACTATAATAAAAGAAGTAATAGTAGATAGACCTGTTGAAAAAATAAAAACTATATATAAGGATAGAGAACGTATCCAATATGTAGATGTTCCTAGACCTGAAGTAAATAAATGGTATGCTGGATTTGCGTATCAATATGATTTAGAAAACTACTTTAGTGGAGCAAATGTTCAAGTTCTACATAAATTCAAAAATGATAAGATGTTCAGTTTGGATTTGGGATTCAGAAACGATAGATTAGATAAAGAAACTGGTGTAAGTAAATTAAGACCTTATGTTGGTGGTACAATATATTTTAGATTGGATAACAAAAAGTAATTTTTAAGATATGAAAAACTGGTTATTTTTAATATTATTATTACCAACATTAGTGTTTGGTCAAAGTGGTGAAGGATATATAAATTATAAATCCTACAAAACTCACTATGGTACTGGTTCATCTTCAACTTTAAATAGTGTAACATATAATGGAGGTGCAAATTCAACTGCTGAGTTTGATGCAATGGTTGATACAAACCAACCAGGTACAACACTAACTCATACTGGAGAAGTATCACCATATGGTTCAACTGGATTAAGTGGAGGACACCCACCACGATATGGAAGTTCATATTTTGCAATAGTTTATTCAGGTTGGTTCAAGCCAAATAAAACAGGAACTTATAATATTAGAACTCTAGCAGATGATTCATCAGAAACTCGATATAGAGAAGTGGGAACTACTACTTGGCAAACAATGACATTTCATTGGGGATGTTGTTCTAATCGATATGGAACTGCAACTTTAGATAATACTAAATGGTATGAGTTTGAATTTAGATACCAAGAATATGGTGGAGGGGATTATTACTACTTCTCATATTCAATACCATCAAATTCTTCATCTCCTATTTACAATCAACTAGGTGGTAACAATGGTTCTTCACATCTATTTGGAACTTGGACAAATATAGACCCAAGTGGTGGAACTACTACAACAGACCCTGAAGTTGATTTAGATTTAGAATTCCATTCTCAGTTGGCACCAGAGCAATATAGATTCGGTGTATATTATGATGCATCAAATGAACAAGATGGTTCAACATATTTCAATACTTCTACTATGAATTCAAAATATTATTTAGATGATGATGGTAGTAAAGATATAACTGATTATCTAAATTTAGTTAAGATGGCAGATGGTAAGAAAGCAACTACAACTGGTGGTAATGTAGAATGGTGTGTGGTATATGATTATGATAACACAAATAAAAGATATAGAGTTGGTATAGATAAAAGAGAATTTCCAAGTGGTGTTAGTTCTTCTGATGTAAAACAACTTCAACTATTTGATGTATGGGATGGGGATGTAACTTTCAAATCTGATGATGGAACATGGGGAGAGTATTACATTTATACCGATACTCAATTGGATTTTACAAACTCCACTTCTTCAGGATTTATCAGAGATGCGAATGGATTTTATGGAATGAAGGCAGAGTTCTCATTTGAAGATGTTGAAATATACAAAGGACATAAAATATCTTTTATGAACCCATCTAATAATATAGAACAATGGACAGCGGAAGAATTTATGGATAATTACATTACAGTTGCAGATGTAGTTGCGGGATTTAATGAATTAACTGGTGGTGGAATATTTGGTGGATATAAAGGAGATTTAAGTGGAGTTCAATTACAAAACTCAGATGTAAATCAAGATGGTGAATTTGATTTCCAAGATAGTCAAATAGGATTAGCTTTCTTAAATGGTGGTGATACTCCTTTCAATGGTTATCTGTCTGAAATAATGAGAATAGTCCCTAAATCAGAATACGATAATACTACAACTACTAATTGGAAAACACAAACAAACAAATCACCATCAACATCATTTACGTTTAGTGTTATAGATACGATACAAACTTTAGAATATAAGGTTTCCTTTATAGGTGATGTAAACCTTTCACATTCTGCACCACAATCAACAAGTTCAAATAGTACACAATCAACATCGGCGAGAAAATCATCTTCTCAAAAATCAAATGAGTTCGAAATATTATTAGATATCAGTAAGGAAGAAGATAAATTTGTGGTAACATTAGATGTACCACAAAACAATCATAACATTGTAGGTTCTGAATTTAGAATAGGATATGATAACACTAGAGTAGAGTTTGATAGAATAGAAACTACTTCTAACTTACAATCATTCTCAGCTGAAAGAACAAACTACATAAAGTTAGGTTCTATATCTACCGATGGTTCTCAAAATCTAAATGGTGGTGTACAATATAAGATTTACTTTTCACCACAACAAACTTTTGAATCTACACTAGGATTACTATCAGTTTTAAAATCAGAATTAGTAAAACAAAATGGGGGTGGAATAGACCATAAAATAAAATGAGAAAGTATATAGTATTAATATTGTTTGTTATATTATCTTGTCAACCAGAAGATTTGATGATTGTAGAACCACTACCACAATACGAAATGATATTTGAAGAAACTGAATCATCAGTAACAGATGGACAAGAATTTTCTTTTGAAATAATATCAGAAGAAGAACATCATTTAGTGATATCAAAAGATGGTTCTGTTATTGCAAAAGAATCATTTTTACCTACACTTGAATTGAATACAAGAAAGATTTATACTAAATCACTTCCTAAAGATTTGTTACAATTGGAACTAATTAATTCCAATGGTGTTATAAAAAACACTTTTATACAAATATACTAATATTTATATATAAAATGGAAAACCTCATACTTCTGTTCAAGTGTGTTATCATATTGGTAATTTTTTATATTGGAATGAACAGATTTTTTAAGTGGTTAGATAAATAGAAATGTCAGCAAAATTAAAACCAAGTTCTAAAGAATATGTTAGAGTCAATAATAAATTGACCAATAAATTTGTAATTAAACATTACACTCCTTCAAATACATCTACTGATGAGTTAATCAAGATGTATGATTCACCATCAATGAAAAGAAAAAGAGGAATTATTCAGAGAGAACTTATGAAAAGAGGAAAATGGGAAAGCTTAAAGAAAAAATAATTGAAAAAGGAAGTGGTTTAGTTGCTAAATCAAAAACTAAAAAACAATTAGAAAAAGTATTACCAAAACCTTTAGCCAAACAAATCTCAAAAAAAGTTGGTAAGGGTGTAGAATCTATCACATCTAAAGCGATAGAATTGTGGAATAAATTTAACAAATAATTTTAATGGGTACTCTTTATACATTTGGATGTAGTTATACTGCTCCTTATCGTAAATCATCAAAAAATACCGAATCATCGGAGTTGAGTTTGTATGATAGCTATTATGATTACAGAAATCAATCATTTCCACTAACATGGCCAGAAATACTTTCTTCAAAATTAAATTTAAAATTAAATAATCTAGGTAAAGAAGCTCAAGGTAATGATTATGTATTTGAATCTTTTTGTAAAATTTCACATGAAATTGAAAAAGGAGATTGTGTAGTATATGAAGTTCCATATGTAGAAAGATTTCGAATAATAGATGATAATGATGAATGGACAGCTGCTAGTAGTGAAACAGATGTATCATATTGTCCTCTAAATATTTCTGAATTTATTGGAGTACAAAGAACGAATGATAGATATATTGAGGAAATACTAAATAGGTTAAAGTTTATCAAAGCATATTCTGAATCAAAAGGATTTGAATTTTATGTATGGTTTGCAGATAATAGGTTTCATAAATTTATAGATTTAAAGAATTCAATATATCTTTTAAATACATACTTAATTAAAGATATTGAACAAAGTGTCTTTAATCCTGTTTTTGACTTGGGAGGACTTAGGATATATGAAGAAACTAATAATGAAATATATGATTTGCATTTCGGAGAAAGTGCACATAAAATACTTGCAGATTTGTTTTATAAACACATGACAAATATCTTATAAAATCTTAACTATATATTTATACTAGTATGTTCATATTCACAGAAGAAAATATCGGAAATATTAAAAATGCTATCTATACCAAAGATGGTATACCAGACAAACTCGCTAAGAAAATTGAAGGAATCAAAGATGGTTTTTTTAAAGATTTCAATTATTCTAAATATAAAGTAAAAAATCCTCCAAAAAATACTTCCATGATAGTTTATAATGAACTACAATATCTAAAAGATTTACCAGAAGATGATGAATATGTTGAAGAACATGATGATATTGAAAAAGTATTTGAACAAGTTTGTAAAGAAAATAATGTAGAATATCCAAAAGAATTAGTAGAAAAATTACTCATATCAGCTGCAGGAATTATATTAGATTTAAAATACATACATAACAGACCAAGACCATTTCAATTGGCATCTCATTACAACATGAAATTAAGTGCAAATGTATTGGATTCTATGAAAACCCCATCTTACCCATCAGGACATTCCACACAAGGTATTTTGATAGGGAAGGTACTACAAACTAGATTACCAATCAATACAGATGCCTTTTTGGAAGCAGGAAAACGAATATCATATAGTAGAAATATAGGAAGAGCACACTATCCATCTGACTCAAGATTGGGTGAAGATATTGGTGATGCAATGTTTAGATACATTAGAGAGAAGATTTAAATAATTATTTACAAATACTTTTATACTTATATAGTATAGAACACTAAGGAATTAATATGAAACTATCAGAATTTAAAGAAGCAGTTAGAAAGGTACTTAGAGAAAGAAGTATCAACGCTATTTCAAAACTACAACAAAAAAATGTTGAAAATATTGCTAAAGCATTAGAGTTCTACAAAAAGAACAAACACACAGATAAAAAAGAACCGTTTATCAAACTTCTTAAAAAACTAGGTAAAGAGAAAGAAGCTCTAGCAAAAGAACTTGATATGAAAGTTAGTGGTATGTATAAAAACGCGGAGTACAAAGGTGATTAAACTAAAAGATGTATTATCGGAAGTTAAGTGGGAAGGTAAGTCAGTAGAACTTGGTAAAGTTTATTCTAATCCTTATGCAACTTCATTCAAACCACAAGAAACTATAAAAGAAGAAGAGATAAAAGAAGATGACCATGAAGTAGGTATGGGATTATCATCTCTAAAATCATCAGTTCGTTCCGCAAAAATCATATATACTAATATCAAAAAACGTAATATTGAAGATTTAGATGGTTGGGTTCAAGAAAAAATGACCTTAGCCGCTGATTATCTTAAAAATGTTGCTGATTACATGGAAGATTTAGACGAATACGATACAGATGGAACAGATACTAGGGAATCATAATCATATAATGGAATTAATTGCAGCATTTCTAACAGGAGTAGTTGGACCGATAATGTATTTACTTATCAGCAAACATCTACAAAAACAAAAAGATAAAAACAGAGATGTTGTAAAAGAAAACATCTCAAGTGTTTCTCTAATTTCAAACGAACTCGAAGAAATCAGAGAAGATTTCAATGGAGATAGAGTTTGGATTGCTCAATTTCATAATGGTGGTAACTTTTATCCCACAGGTAAATCAATCCAAAAATTCTCAATATTCTATGAAGTAACCAAAGTTGGTGTATCTTCAGTATCTCATACCTTTAATAACATCCCATGTTCACTTTATCCCAAAACATTTGAACATACAATGGATGGAAACAATATTTTTATTCCAGATTTTCAAGACCCTAAAATTGCAACCTATGGATTAAAAGGAGCAGCAGAATCTGTTGGTACAAAATCTACATACTTAGTACCACTATTTACCTTAGATGATAAGTACATTGGAAACATGGGAATGGATTATGTTGGTAGAAAAAAGAAAATGACCAAAGATGATTGGGAACATTTTCAAATCAAAGCTGGTAGAATCGCAGGATACATTTCAAACCACTTATCTAGTACCTAAAACACCCTTATTTATATCTCTTATAAACTAGCAAAATAATTCACTTTTTGCTTGGATTTCTCGTATTTTTTTCGTACATTTACTATGTAAATGATTAAAGATTAAAAGATATGACAATTAAACAATTTTACTTAGAAACGTACCCAACTGATGATATGGGTAAAGATATTAAAGATGATGCTACTTTTGTTGGATTAGTTACTCAACTATTTGGTGAAGGTGATGTTTATGATTACCTTGGTGTTTACGATAGTTTAATAAGAGAAAGGTTATTCTCAGAACTAGCAAAACAACTAAAAACAAGTTATGATTATGTTTACAACTTGTGGTTAAAATAATCAAAAATAAGTGTTAAAAAGCTTGTTTATTCCAATTATTTTTCGTATATTTACTATGTAGTTTTGAGAGAGTTGAGAGAGCTACATTAACCTTTAAAACCCATAAAATATGAGCGATTTAAGAACATTTGATTTAGGAGAAGCAGTTGAGGATTTTAACCTCTTCGAAATGTTGGTAAATACCAAAGAGTATGTTACCAAAGATGAGTTCAATTTCATCGTAGGGTGGGATGCAACTGAGAAGAACAACTTCTCATATGTTGATTCTTACTTAGGTGATTATCTAAACCTAAACCTTTATTCAGAACATGAACATCATGATTTTCAATATAGAATGGAATGTGGAATTTAAAATATAAATTATGAAAACAGTAAGACAGTATTTAAGAGAAGAGTGGAGTGAGAATAGTGGACATATTACAAAGAAGGCTATCCTAAACAATGCGTGTGATAGAATTGGAAGTTATCAAAGTTATAACGATATAGAAGGAGCGTATATGGCAGTATATTCTTATTGGGACCACAATGTTGAACACTTCAATGAGGTAGAAAATCACAAGTACGTTGGTTACGAGATTAACGTAGATGGTCAAAAAGAACAATGGTTAATGAAAAACTATGGTGTACACTCAATCAAACTTATAATTCCTCAATGGGTTATGAATATAAAAGCTGATAGTGAGAGACATGCTTCTAATTTGTTTAACAAATACTTAAAAAGATTGTAGTTAATATTTATATACTAATAGGAGAACATTATGATAACATTAAAATCAATATTAGAAGATGCTAAAATCAATACAAAGATTGATGAAGCAAACGATACATACTTTAAATCCTTTACAGATGCAGTAGAATTCGCTAGAAAAGCTACTGAAAAAAGAGGATTCACAATCGATGAAGATGATTGGCAAACTCAAATTGCTTTTGGTGGTAAGTACACTCGTTCAAGACCTTCTAAGGGTAAAACGAATTCATTTACAGTAGGATTACTTAAGAATGGTAAACCACAAAGAAAATCATTACAAATCTCTGTATTTGGTATGCCAAGTGGTTCTTATGAGTTAACCCACTACATTAACTAATGATTAAATTAAAAGATATGATAAGTAGAAGTTTATTTGTAGAATCAAAGAAACTCAGAGTGTTCGATTTTGATGATACTTTGGTTAAAAC